GCTTTCGTCCGTACAATGCGTTTCACTGTGTCGAAATATCTAAGCCGTCCTCCGCATTTGGGGCAAGTCGATATGTTCTCAGCAATCATACACGACTCCTTTCTAATCTAAATTAAAAACCCTCTAACCTAAGTTACAAAATTGTGTAGGATTTACTTGACAACTCCTACACCTGTCATATATGATAATCAGGGCGAAATAAAGGGAACGAACAGAGAAAACAAAAGAAAATGTAAATCTTGTGTGAATGACGAAAAAAAGGAGAGCCCGTATTTCCACAAGCCCTCCCTTTGTTGGTTAGTCGGATTCTTTCTCGGCCGGTTCCTTTGTCGGCAAGCCGACGCCGGTCGCAATGTAGTTTTGAACGATAATAATTTCCGCATCACTCAAGCCCAATGCTTTGAGACATTCGGTCATTCTCGCTACTTCAACCACATTCATCATTTCCAACGCCTCCTTTTCGATAATGTTGGAACCTTGTCCCATAGTAAAGTGTCCTCCTTTCCATAATAGGCCCTGCGTTTTTAGCGCAGGTAAACGCTTACTGCTTCTTAGCTCATAATATCATGCCGAAGAGCTTGTGTCAATCAAGCAACCAAAAGAAAGAGAAAGGGCCGCTGCTTTAGCAACCCTCCTCGCTGGACTACATTTTTGCAAAATCCATCTTCCATTTTAAAACTTTGTCGTTTGCGCCACACCCGTGCTCAATAAGCCGTTCTCCCAATTTGCCCAAGTCACTGACCACTAAATCAGTCACGATGTAGTTGTTGCGGTTTTTAATCGCTCTTCTCAATACTACACACATGACTATTACGCCAGCCGAATGACAACTGATGCGAACAAGCTTATCCTTATTGGTGCTCAAGTATTCTTTTAGCTTCTCTCTGGACATGTTGATCCCTCCAAAAATAGTATTCCGTAAAAGTCATTGCGAATTTTGCGAAAGGTGGTAAATTATGAAGAAGCAATTCAAACATGTGAACCCAAAAGACTTTCTTTATAAGGTCTACACCGAAGAAGGGGGTGTAAAAGAGCATAACAGAAACCAGCAGGTCATAGGCATTTTGAAATTTGCCGGGATTGTATGGAGCATTCAAAAACTTGGACGCATAGTGGATAAGATTGAAAGGCTTCCAATTAAGACTCTTGAAAAGAAAGACGAGGAACCGCCATGCTAATAAAATGTCCTGAATGTGAATTACAAGTCAGCGATAAGGCCTCGGCCTGTCCCCATTGCGGTTACCCCATGCAGCCAACCACTAAACGAAAACCCCGTGTTAAGAGCAACAAACGAAGGCGCCTCCCCAATGGCTTTGGTCAAATCAGTGAAATAAAGAACCGCAACCTCCGAAACCCTTTTCGGGCGATGGTTACGGTTGGAAAGACCCCAGAAGGGCGACCTATTTGTAAACCTCTGAAACCGGAATCGTATTTCCCTACTTACAATGACGCTTACGCCGCTCTCGTAGAGTATAACAAAAATCCGTATGATTTGGAGCCGTCCATTACAGTTAGGGAGCTTTACGACAAATGGTCAGAAGAGTATTTCAAGACCCTTAAAGCGGATGGCAGCATCCGAGCTGTTACATCGGCTTGGGCCTATTGTTCGGCTGTCTACGATATGAGGGTGATGGATGTTCGAGCCCGTCATGTGAAAGGTTGTATGGAGGAGGGAACGGCCAAGGTTCGAGGGAAAGAGCAGCATCCCTCGGCGAGCATGAAAAACAAGATCAAGTCTCTGTTCAACCTGATGCTCGACTATGCTTTGGAGTATGAACTGGTCGACCGAAACTACTCCCGCACCTTCAACCTGACTGAAGAGACAATCAAAGAGATACAGACAGTAAAGAAGGAACACATGTCATTTACGGATGAAGAGATGGAACTTCTCTGGAGTCATGTAGACGATAAACGATATGTCGATATTATGCTCATTCAGTGTTACTCCGGATGGAGACCGCAGGAGCTCGGATTACTGGAACTTGAGAATGTTGACCTGGAGGGGTGGACATTCAAAGGCGGCATGAAGACGGATGCAGGTATGGACAGGGTCGTCCCCATTCACTCGAAGATACGTCACTTGGTCGAACGCAAATATAAAGAATCTCAGCAGGCCGGAAGTAAGTATCTCTTCACTTGTACGGATGGCCGTAGCGGCAAGCCAACAATGCTGACCTATCAGCGATACCAAAAGGGGTTCGCCATGGTTCGGGACGAGCTGAAGTTGAACCCGGAGCATCGTCCGCATGATGGCAGAAAACACTTCGTAACGATGGCCAAGAAAGCCGGGGTAGACGAGTATGCCATCAAGTACATGGTTGGTCACAAGATTTCAGATATCACCGAGAAGGTTTACACCAAGCGTGAGTTTGAGTGGTTGAAAGAAGAAATCGAAAAAATACCGTGAAAAGAAAAGAGCCTGCGTTTCCGCAAGCTCAATTCGGTGTTCAAGGCTGTTCCTTGTGTTCCAAATATTCGACACCAGCGATTGTCAGGCCGATAACCCCCACCAAAAGGCCGATTGACATGGTGAACAATGCATTTCTCTGACCAACTTTCACTCCATCGTGAAATGAAGTTGCAGACAGATTGAGCAAAGCCATCAAGTGTTCTTCAGCCAGCTTATTGATTTCTGCCTCATACTTTGGTATCATTTTAGTATGTTTCATCAGAACAACCTCCCTTCATAAAAAGGGATGTCTTTTCTGCGAAAGGATAGTGTAAAATGAGCAGGATAGAAAATTTGGGCAACTACAATACAGCCCGAGTAATGTTACAAGGGAAGAACGGCGACCTGAATGCTTTGATAAGTGAGTTCAAAGAAATTGGGGCGTTAGAAGCTCTACCAAAACAGATTAGAACGGGAATTTTAATCGGAGCGCCTATAGGTGGTGCAGGTGTCTTTGCCGCCATCAAGGTATCAGACTACATTAAGAAGCGAAAACAAGCAAAATTAAAAGAGGTTGAACTGAAAGCGGAATTAGAGAAAGCTTTGGAGCTGGAAGAAGTCCCTACCGAACCAGAAAAAATAAGATAGGCTGTAAGGGAGGCGTAATAGGTGACTCCAAAAGGATGCCATGTCATTGGAGACTTTAAGGTTCCGGATTTCTTCGTCGATAAAATAGCCATTGTAACTGACGGAATTATCACCGACATCGAATCGACAATGTTTTATTTGGCGATGGCACTCGTAGGCATGAAAGCTGAGGCATCCCCACCACCAATTCCATTGCTTGGTCTGAATGTCTACTTTCTTGAAAACAAGTCAATAACTTTCTCCTTGGATGAAGATGTTTTTGGATGCTTTCATCAAGCAATCATTTTTCCAGTTTGGAATTGGCGGGAGCGGGGACTAACCTCGGAGACTATGCTGGTTGTAATGGTAGAAGAACTATGCCATGCAGTATGGCTAATACCTGATGGGCCTCTGATAGAAGAAAAAGTTAGAGAGATTTTTGAACAGCGGCCAGATCAGTTCTCGCCAGATTTTGTAACAAATGTGTATAAGAGGATAGATCAGATGACTTGAACTCATGACTTATAAGATGATTGGAGGCTGTCCCTTCGGATGCGTTCAAACTTTCAGCCAATAAGGTCAACTTTTTAAGTAGTTGCTTGGGGTCTTTAAGCATATTATTTCACTCCTTACTCCGACGGAATATTAGGATCATTTGCATCGCAGATTTCCTTGAGAATAGCATCAATGCCGGTCATCTGAATGCCAGCGAGTGGTTCAACGACCTTAAAGTTCTCAAATGCGTAAAACTCATTGTACCGTTTCCAATGGCTTTCATCGCAGAAAGCAGGGCAACGCTCACCAGCAGGACATCCGAAACAAGGGTCGCCTTTTTCTCCTAAGTCGATTCCTTTATAGTCAGGATCACAGCCATTGTAAATAGAGTGAGCGGTTGCCTCAAGCCATCTTAGCGTACAAATCCAACGATCTTTATCAGTCCCATCTTTAGGCTTTGGGGCTTTGGCTGGTAACATGATTTACACCTCTTTTCGATGGAAAATGAGAAAACGCCATTTCTAAAAGAGAGGATGTGCTCAGGCAAAAAAAATGTCAAGGTCGTAGACCTAATAGCAAAATACGCTTAAACACACAAAGGAGGAGACTGCCACCAATAGTTCTCCTCCTTTTCCTCTCTTTTAGAAATGGTGTTTTCAGTTTTCGGGAGAAGTCTCCCACAGATTGCCTTGCTCATCGGGGACGAGGTGGCGGGACTCAGAGGTCAGGGCATGATCGGCGTCTGTCGTGTGCCGGCATTCGCGACCTCTTTTGTAACAACTGGTTTTTCGGCAACTTTCGACAGTGCCGTCGCAGAGATAGAGGATTGCTTTTTTCGTCTGCTTGGCAGCTGATACTGCGAACACTTTAGCAAAATGCTGAGCCTCGTCAGGGTGCGTTTCGAGGTATATATCAGCTTCATTGAGCGGCATTTTCCTGATTTCTTCATCGGTCAATCTGCTCATACAGTTCTCCTTTTTGTATTTTTATTCATTCTATTCCGCCTTTCACGAAGTATAGGAATATCGGTATAGGAATAGTGCAGGAATAATAGACGAGCTATCTACATTTCCACAAAGTTTTCTACGTCTAACTACTGCTCAAACTATTGAGATAACAGCAGTTAATGGCAGTAAAGAGCGACAAAAGCAAAAGAGTGTTTCTATTGCAGAAGCAAAAAGTCCAGTATTTCCAATACTAAAACAGACAAAGTGTAGGAGTAGTCAAGAAGTAAACGGCTCTCCTACACTGTTTTCTGCTTCTTAAACCGCCAAACGAGCGAAAGAAAAGAGGAGCCGCTAAGCCCCTCTCAACTCGGAATGCTATTCTCAATGCATACTGCCTTGCATGTTGTTTGCGCTGGCTGCGATGTCCAGTTTTTCCGTCAGGAATGCGACGTCATCCTCTTTCATGATGTCGAGTTCTCTCAACACCTTGAGCGTGGTGACTACATCTGCACGTTTTTCCTTCCAAAGCTTCACCAGCTTCTTGTCGATGCCCATAACAGTTCTCCTTTCAATAGATTCCATAAAAGGAGATGCGAAACAGGCGGAGAAAACCTCAACGGCTAATCACTGATCTTTATCTGGTTTTCGCAATGGCTTTGTGGTAAACTTGGTTATCCCGCGAGCAGCCATCCCCAAAAGGTCAAGAATGTTATTACCGCTCACATCGTTCAATGCTCCGCAGGTCGTACATTTCCATGTCCCTTTGCGTATGGTGAAACCTCGTTGATTGTTCAGGTATGCGCCACAATAATCACAGACCCAATCGCAACCTCCGTCATGAGAACCGGCCATGATGACTCTCCTCTTTTGTTAGATGTATTAGAGTATATCACACCGGAAGAAGAAAAGAAAGCCCCGTAGACCCATGCCACAAAACAAGGAGGCACTGCATTAGCGCCTCCCGTTAATAATGATGTGTGCCAGAAGAACAACCGGCCACGTTACAATGTCAATGATGCCACCAAAAAATATTTCAGCTTTTGTGTAAGGGACTTTATTTTCTGCATACCCCTTGATGATAAAAGCCTCGACTATGATTCCGGCAATAAGGTAAAGTTTCAAAGCCATAGTTCATCCTCCTTTCCACATCGGACCATGTCCATTTGTAGAGCAAGAACGTTATTATTGCCACTATTGATATGGCGCTCAATCTCTTCTGCCTTTTCAGCGAGGTCTTTAAGACCTTGTAAAATTTCCTCCGCATTTTTCTTCTGTTCCTCGAACAAACGGATGGCATTAGCCAATCCTGATACCTCAATTTTAACATTAGGGCCTGTCGGGGTCTGAATAACCTTTGCGGACGTATAAACATTTACATGATGGGTCCTGACATCAAGTCCGGATTTCATCCGCTCATAGGTGTTCACCAGATGCTTGCAACACTCTGAAAGCTCGTCTTCCCCATCAAACTCGAAACATAATCCGTAGGTAAACATATAACATACCTCCCCAAAAACATAAAAAGAGAAGAGCCCGCTTTTCCGCAAGCTCTTCCCTTTTGGGTTGAGATTAGAATTTCAGCTTCTCGTTGATCTTCGCAATCTGCTTCTCCACCTCGGCCTGAATATCGGTGTTACCGGCGGCCTTTGCCATGTCCAAGATTCGCTCCCAGGTTTCCATCTGGTCCAGGAGCATTCCCTTGTACTGGTTATCGGTCATACCCATTTCCTCACCCCCATTCAGAAGGTATGAATTGTTGCGTTCAGCCATAGCCTAACCAACCTCCTTCCATAATAGGCGCTGCGCTTTTAGCGTGTGGTTGATAATTCCTGCTTCTTTTAGACTATCATACCACGAAAGGTAAAGACTGTCAATCAGGCTCATTCGATACCAATTCTCATATCCGCTGATATACTATTCTTCCCTCAATGCGGTTGCCCGCATCGTCGAGTAAATCCTTCTCTTCTGCATCCTGCACCCCTTCGTAAACTGGGAGTCTCTGGGGGTAGCTCTCAAACATGCTCCCGGTTACGACACTTCCGTCTGAACTGTGAGCCGTATAGCCCTTAAGCAGTGCCTCCGGGGTCACCGTATCAGATGTCAGGTCAATCAGCGTTTGCTGGCCGTATACAACCTTGCTTACCGGCATTCCATCACCCCGCAATCGTGACGGTGACCCCTCCAGCATCGTTCTCGCTCTCCGCACAAGGGATGGCGGCCACGGTCACCTTCGACAGGCAGTCGTATCCCTCCTCGGGAAGCACCACCTGCTCTTCAACTGACGGAACCACAGACCGCTCCTGGGCGTTGACCATTTCGGAGGCCTCCATCGTACCCGTGATGGCTGCGCCGCTCTTATCATGGGCAGTTGTCCCGGTCAGGAGCGTACCAGGAGTCACCGTATCCCCGGTCAGATCAATCAGGACCTTTCCGCCATAGACAACCTTGTTGACATTTTTGGTAGTTTCGGGCATAACGACACCTCCCTATTAAAAAATTCCCATCTGCTTGAACAGATAGCCGATAGCGATACCGATGACACCGCTGAACACGCACCAGACAAACTTCCGCCAGCTCTCGCCGTCCCGGTTTTCCAAGATCTCCAGCCGCTTCCCCTGGGACACCTGCTCCTTGAGCATGTTTTCCATGTTGGTGGCCAATTTCTCCACAGACGTCGTGATGGCGGCAATCTGCTGGATCGTTGTCTCGATAATATCCAACCGATGGTTCTGGCGGTTGTTCTCATCCTCCAGCCGTCGGTTTTCCGCATCCATGCTGCGGCGGAACTCCTCGTGTTCTGTGCGGGAAATATAGTCATCCATCCTCGTTTACCTCACTGTCTCCAATAATGGCGGTAAGGCCCGCCGAAGCGTTTTCCTCCTCCACATAAGGAATCGCAGCCACCACCACATTCTCACCCATAACTTTCTGGGCGGTGTCCAGCGACTGCGATACAAATGCTTTGGGTGTAACGGCGTAGTTACCCTTGTATGGGCCTGCGCCGTTTTTGACCTCAAACGTATGGGGGCCAGCGGCATCCGTAATTGTCACCACATGCCCGTCCTCAGTCTCCTGAATGGATACGGATGGGGAAAAACCATCCTTGCCCTTAATGGCTCCTCCTCCCTCTGCCGTATCCCTCGTAAATCGTTTGGAGAGGATCAGCGCGTCCTCCGCTCTCATGCCGCGTCCTCCTCCCTACTGCGGATACCACTGATCGGTAGTCCGCTCGTACATATAGAAAGCGCCGTTATCAATGCAGTATGCCGTGCTGCCGGTTCCGCCGGTATGTGGCAGTTTGTCCAAGTCCTTGGAAAGGCCATACCAGCTTTCAGTCGCTTCGGCGGGGTCTCCAACATACGGATTTGGCGCCCTGCTCATCAAGACCCAACTGCCAATATCTTCCACTTTTATACCGCCTCCTATTCTCGATCGGTTATCACCATCTTCTTATTGACAGTGGTGATCGTTTTGTCGTATAGATTCTCATAGAGCATAATCATACTCCTGCGCTGGGATTTGGACATCAGCTTGTAGTAACCGCCCATCCAGCTCTTGAACATGTTCTCTACATTTTCGTATGGAACATGTCCATTTTGAACCTTAACAGCGAGTTTCTTAAGCTTCTGCCGCATAGCCGTAACACGCTTGGGATTGATCCGGCGAATTATTTTTCCGTTGTCGGTGAGCGTGTATTTTACCTGAAGGTATTTATAGGTGCTGCTGATTTTCACAATCCGGGTCTTTTTCTCGTTGATATGGATGCCCAGCTCCTTTGCGATCTCCCGTATATGCTCCAAAAGATCCAACAGCTCCTCTTTTGATGGGCTCATGATGTACCAGTCGTCCTGATAGCGGGCATAGTATTTCTGACGCCTCACATACTTCACATAGTTGTCCATGCGATACGGATAGTAAATGCCGATAACCTGTGAAATCTGATCGCCGATGTTCACAGACTTCTCCATAAACTTCTCGCCGGTGAGCAATTCCTTTGGAATAAGGCGGTACTCCAACTTGTTAAAGACGTCGTCCAGGCAGGAGGCATATTCGTCCTCTGTCATGTACGACACATCAATTTTGAAGCACTCGAAGAGAACCGTCAGCAGCCATTCGATGAACTCGTCATTGTCGAACAGCGCCAACAGCTCTCGTTTTGCAACCTCATGGAGAATATTGTCGTAGAACTTCGTGAAATCTCCTAAGAGGATATAGCCCTCATTTCCGTATTCCCGATAATACTTCCGCAGGTGTATCTCGAAGCGTTTCCGCGCATGAGCCATACCACGCCCCTTGACAGAGGCGGCATTGTCGTAAATAATCTTCTTTATGATCGCCGGCATCAGCAGCTCGTCACAGAACGCATGACGAACGACGCGATCATTTGTCTGCAAACTTGTAATGGGCCTAATCCGCCCCCGCTCGCGCAGCGTGAACTCGTCAGTCCTGCCATTAACCAGTGTTCGATTTTGTAAATCGCGCTGGATCTGGAAGATATGACGAAGAAAATTCAGTATGTACCTCTGAACACTTTCCTTCCACTTGCTGACCCTCACGGAGGCTTCATAGGCCCGATGCAGGGTGTTGGCGTCACAGAGGATCTCCTCATAAGTCATAGATATTCACCGTGATAGCAATACTTACCGTAGTAAATTGCGTCCGGGTTTGTCATTTATCCCTTTGGGGAAAGGACAGCGTCTCCTTCTCTGTTGGTTAGGCAGAGAGTCCGGACGAACCCCATTAGAGTTCGCCGCGCCATTGTAGTTCGAGTTACCATTCCAGTTGACATTGGCGAAGTTAGCCGCCGACAAGCGCATTCAGACGCTGCCCTGTAGGTATGATTTGATCCTGTTATCCCTTTGACGCCACTTCTTTATCAAACCGATTTCTCGGTCGATAGCGCTGACAATTCTGCCGTAGACATTGACATCCACGTCAAAAAGCTCGACTACCCTCTGGAGTTCCTTGATAATCTGCTCGCAGTTTACAATCGCAAAGTTCTGATAATCCCGCCGCTGTTCATACTCGCGCATGGATGTCGGATAGATGGAGTTGGCCCCTCTCAGATTGTTGGTGAGCAGGAAGGCCATCTGGTCAATATTATTTTTAGCGGTCTGCATCAGATAGCGGTAGCGGCTGAAATTCTCCGTCGCGTCCCTCCCACATGCGTATCGGACGCGGACCAGGTGGTCCATGTCTTTCACACCAAAATCTTTCTGGATCAGATCTGTTAGCATTTTATGGAGCTCCACGGAACAGACGATCGGTTCCAGCTTGGACTCCTTGCGGTTGTTGACGAGCACGGCCATATCAATACGCCTTTCCGGTAATCTCCTCAAACTCCGCCTGGGTGATCCAGCCCATCTTGACGGCATTGCGCACCCGGGTCTCAGTCCACAGCTTCATGCTATAGTAGCCCCGGACCTTTTCATAGTTGCTGCTGTGTTCCATAGTCTTACCAGTTCCTTTCTAAAGTTTCGGGTATTGTAACACACATTTTGGTCACCTGCGTACGGAACTTTCAAAAATTTTACAGTTCCACGCCGGTCATCATGGCCAGGTACTCCAGATCGGACTGCATCTTCAGCCGCCGGAGCTCGCTTTCCGGGACGTCCAGCAGGACAAACCAGTATTCCTCATCCACATGGGTGATCTGGATCAGCTTCATGTTGTCGTGGGTTTCTTCGTTTTCGCCGTCGCTGATAACCACAGGAGAGCAGTTGCCGGCGAACATAGCGGGAGTGATCTCCGCATCGGAAATATAGTTGTTGCCGTTCAGCCGCAGGCCGGTAAGCGCAGTGCCGTCGGCCAGGGTAATGGCGTAGGTTTTTTCATCCATTTTGAATGCTCCTTCTCAAAATCGCCGCGGGGCACAAGGCCCCGAGATTTACTAACCAACAGGGAATGCCGGACGAACCCCAGCAGAGGTCGCCGCGCCAACGTAGTTCGAGCAACCAACCCAGTAGACATGGGCGAAGGAAGCCGCCGACACAACATCACGAAGCCAGTAATCCTGCCTCGTCTTGATGAAGCGGGGACACACCGCCATCAGCGCCAACTGGGAGTTGCTGATGGTCCAGTTGCCGGGGACAATCGTTCCGTCCGAAGTGGGAGCGAAGTGGTGACAGCCATACACCATGATCTCGCTCATGATCTCCACGCTGGAGTCCGTCCACGGGCATCCGGACGGTCTCCCATCCGCCACAGAGTTTACCAGGTTTTCCCTGTGCGTCAGCACCATATCACCAAAGGCGGCGACAATGGTGGTCTTCGCCGCGTTCAGCCCCTCAATGCGCATCTTGGAGCCGGTATAGCCGCCCTCGGTGGTATGGGTGTCGTTCATCACATGGTTGTAAAGGGCCGTGTCCGGCACAATGACCAGATGGTGGGGCGGCGCGGCAGTATCGCCGCAGTTGACCCAGTAATCGAAATCGGCAATCCGCCAGGTAACGTTGTTGATAACCCAGTAGTCCCCGAGGAAGAGTCCCTTAAAGGAGCCGTCCCGGATGGCCGCCTTCTGTGCTGTCGTGACCGCGCCGCCAAGGTTTTTCCCTCGGAAGGTCATTCGACGCTGCTCAGGCGCAATGAACGTGTCCAGCATAGAGAAGAATGCATCGCTGGCATTGATGGCTTTGTTGCCGGCAGCCGTGCCGACAAGCAGTCTGTCCGCAGCGGAAATGACGCTGACCTGGGGAATATCGGCCATTTTTACCCCCGCGATAAAGTCCCCCGCACTGAGCAGGCTGACCACAGCCTTGGCCAGATTGGAAGCAGTCATTGCTCGGTTACCGTCTGCGGTTCCTACCAGAATGTTGTTGTCCGCTGACAGTGTCGTGACATCTGTCAGCTCACTCATGGTCAGACCGGAGATAAAGTCATCCGAGCTCAAGGCCGCAACCAGACTCTTGGCCAGATTGGCCGCAGTGATAACCTTATTGCCGGCGTTGGTACCTACCAGCAGCCGGTCTGTAGCGGGAATTGTGTTGATGGCGGAAAGATCAGCCATCGCAAGGCCGGAAATAAACTCCTCCGAGCTCAGAAGCGTAATCAGCCCCTTAGCCAGAGCATCCGCCGGGATAGCCTTATTCCCGTCTTCCGTACCCACCAGGAGCATGTTCTCTGCCGAAAGGCCCTCGGTCGCAGTCAGATCCGTCATGGTCAGACCGGAGATAAAATCCTCCGAACGCAGCAGGTCAATCAAAGCCACGGCCAAGTCAGACGCCAGGATGGTCTTGGTTCCGTTTTCACCATCAAGCAGCAGCACATCGTTGGCGCCAACCCGCTTGACCTTCTCATAATCTATGATTTTCATATCGCATTCTCCTTGTTATGTATTGCCCACGATGGCCTCCAGAGCTTCTACCCGCTCCACCAGCTCGAACACCACCTGGATGAACGCCTCAAATCCAATGGCCTTCACGCCAATGGTCTCCCCGTTGCTGTCCAGCACAGGATCGTTGCCAGCGTCCCGCAGGATCTGCTCATAGGTGTAATCAGACAGAAGCGTCCGTATAGACTCCAGAAGCTTAGCATAGTCCGTCAGCGCCGTCAGCTTCTCCAGCACCGTCTGCGCGTAATCTCCGGCAGAGGTTTCAGACTGCCTGGCCTGCTCCGCGAAAGCGGCCGCGCTGATTTCAGACGCTTTTGCCTCTGTCTGGCTCTTGAGCGCATTCTCTTCCGACCGCAGAGCCAGCTTAGCAGAGCTGTCCGCATCAGCTGCCTTCTGCGCGGCAGCTTCCGCAGAAGCCGATGCGCTGACCTGGTGCTCCCGGGCTGCCGCCGCTGAGACAGCTGCCTCAGAAGCCCTGTCCCCAGCCGTGCGTGCCGCAGCCAGCGCAGACTGCTCTGCTGCGAGAGCGAGTATCGCCGAATCCTGCGCATCACCTGCCATTTGCACCGCGTTTGCTGCAAACCGAGCGGCCTCTGTCTCGGACTGCTTTGCAGCGGATGCAGACCCGGCAGCTTCGCCGGCCTTCTGTGCCGCACTGCCCGCGCTGACGGCAGCCGCAGTTTCCGACGCCTTGGCAGCCGTCTCGGACTGCTTCGCTTTTGTCTCCGAGGCGTGGGCGGCAGAAGCGCTTCCAGCAGCCGCAGAAGCTGACTGACCGGCCTGTGCGGCATAGGCCATAGCGGAATTCTTCGCATTGGATGAGTCCTGAATAGCCTGGGAGGACTCGACATTCATCGCGGCAATCGCGTCATGAATGGACTGACGGACCTCCTCACCGTAGACAGCGGCAAGGATTTTCGCCAGATAGGTGGATACGTTTGCCATATCGCCCCTCCTAGTCCTCCAGCATCCAGTCGATGCTCAGAATTTCCTCGCCGGACAGGGCGCCAATCACATCGCCGTATTTCAGCGTCATCAGCTCTACCTCATGCTCCATGACATTGAACGGCTCCAGCTCGTTGAGAAATTCCTGAAACTTCGGAGAATCCATTTTGAGAACGATCCGGCCAGTCTCCCTGCCGGCGTCACCATCCGTCTCCGGTTCTCCGTATTTCTCCACGAGACGGTCCCTGAAAGCCGTATACTCCGTAAGAGACCGGGAGAGAACGCGGGTATTTCTGGCGGCCGCGTAGCCGACAATATCCCTGTGGGACAGCAGCGGCCGAAGCTCCTGGACCATCGCCACCATCTCCAGATTGTTGAATGTCTTTTTCATACTGCTCCCTTCTAGCTGATAGAATTCAGCGCACTTTGCAGGTTTTGGAAGAAAGCCGCGCTGATGGTGTCGCCGCTGTACACTCTGGCAGGCACTCCTCTGGCGGAGTTGACGGCGGCTATGGCGTCCCGGGCCTGATTGACAATAGCGGCAGAAATCGGCAGTCCGCGATAGACACTGGTAAAATAGTACGCAGAGAGACCCGCATACTCCCGAAACGCGTTGATCCTGTCGCAAAAGGCGTTCCACTCGCTGGCGGAAAGAGAGATTGTTGCACCACTGCTGACAACGCTCTGCCAATACCAGTTGTTGGGCCTCGGCTTGGTATCGCCTCCGCCGCTCTGACTGGGGGTAGTAAATGTCTGTGCGCCGATCCAGGCCGTACTGCCGCCGGAGACAACGCCGGCGTTGACTGCATATCCGGTGGATGCGCTGAGCCCGGCGAAAGTTTTGGTCAAAGACGAGCCGGAGGATCGGTACTGCTCATCCACAACAACCGCTGAGCCGGGGTTTCTGCGCACGTAAAAGCGGACCGTATCCCCGCTGGAAATACCACGAACCGTAATGGATACGGAGAGGGCTGTGCATGAGTAGGTAAAACTTGCCATATTTCCTCCTACGCAAATGTAGCGGTTGAGTCCAGCCCGACAATATGGGCCCAGTTGGAGAAGGTCAGCGTGCCGCCATTTCCACGAATAATCGCCTCCGGACCAAAGCCGCCCATATCACGGTAATTGATGGTCAAAACAGGACCATAGGAGTCCGTACTCAGTACAAAGGACCCTGACCTGTCCGCCAGTACCTGAAATGTCTGGCCGATAAAGGTGCCGCCCACGACGATGTTGCCGGCCAGTGTTGGCGACGCCACGGTATTGCCGTTGATGAACGTCCCCCCGATATACTCGCCATTGGCGATCCTGGCTGCCAGATCCTTTGCGGCACCAGCAGCGGACTCGGCACGCGCGGCCGCGCCGTTGGCGGTGGCGGCCAGATTGTAGGCGGGATTGTAGTCCAGATTGTAGTTTCCCACCTGAGCCCAGTTGATGGAGCTCCCAGCCCCCATGGTGACGTTGCCGTTGATGGAGACCGCCCCATTCTCGGTGATCTGGAATGAAACCTGATTGTTGTCCCGCCGGCGCACTGTCAGACCATACAGATCCAGGTATTCGGAGGAGAACTTCATTCCGTCCATCATGCTGTGGCCGTACTTGTCCAGAAAGTCCTCCGCCTGGACAACACCGGCGAAGGTGCCTTTTACTGCCACCAGCTCACCGGCGAAGGTACCCCGCCGGGCGGTCAGGTTTCCCTCCTTATCAACAATAAAATTATTGCCGATATTGATAGAACCCGCCTCCATGGTCAGCTCGCCGGTATCCAGATTGAAGATGGTATTTTTATTGACGGACTCCAGTATTCCAGTACGGACCCTGTCCGCGCTCATGGTGCCGACGGTAATGAAGTTGGCGACAATAGCTCCGTCCATGGTGATAGCGGCCACCAGACTGTTGGCGTTGTTATACCGGGGATTGTTTTTGTCGTAGTAGGCCAAGCCGTTGAGGTTCCATCGCCAGTAACGGGTGGCGTCCTTGTAATTTCTGGTATCGGAGATATAGAGCTCATTGGTGCCGTGCTCCCCCTTTGTGATGGTGATGTAGCCGTTGGTGGCCATATTCATGATCGCGTCGGCATTTTTCCGGGCCTCGTCCAGAATACTCTCCTTGGTTGGTAGAGCCTCGATCCTCTCCAGAATAGCGGAGCTGGCCTTGTTGGTGCTCTCCGTCAGGCTCATGCGCTCACTCTTGCCCAGGGTGTATTTCGCCTGCTCCGGATGGTCCAAAGGTAGAACGATCTTGGTTACGGGAAACACCTTGTCCATGCCGTGAAGATAGGAACGGCACTGGAGCTGGTCCAGAATAGCCACTGGCTCCGTGCTGCCGCTCATCAGGTGCAGGTCCACCATGGAGACCTCCAGCACCAGGTTCTCAAACTGGCTCTCCCGCAGGTATTCCCGGGCTTTCTCCAGCAGCTGGGCAGGGTCCGAAACATCCGGCCAGTCCACCACCTGCTCGATCCGTCCGAACTGGGCGATCGTATCAGCGGCCACATAGATGGAACCGCCGTTGACGCTCTCCACGGTGGTATAGGCGTCCATATCCTTGATGGGGGATTTGTCCAGCTTCTTTCCCCTGGGAATAACCACCGTCGCCAGCTCCGTCAGATCCCAGGTCTTTGTGAAATCCAGGAGGTTTTTCCCGAACTCCACAATCTGGCTGTTGGTGTTGGGGTATTCGGCCAGGTAGTCCAAATAGCGGACGCCATCCACCTTTCTGACACGGACCCGGCCGCCGAATACCCCTACCAGCTTCTCGCTGACGCACTGCATGGTGGTCTCGTAGTTGGTTCGCCAGGTGTATGTATGGCCGTCGTCCGTCATGGTGACAGCCCCCAGGCGGAATTGTTCTTTGCATTTTGAATTGTGGACGTTCAGAAGCTGATTGAGAAAGCCGATCACAGTCAGACCCGTGTACTCCGCAGGGGGCTGTACGCTGTCGTTGAGATAGCCCAGCTCCCCTTCGCAGGTGAGGATCCGCCGTTTCCAGAAGTCCTCCTTCTCGTCCACCACCCGGCCAGACCAGATCTCCTCCCCCTCCCGGCGCACGCTGATGGCGGAGGAGAGCCGCTTCACAGTTGTGTAGCCCACATTCTGGGGCGGGATGGTCAGGGTGAGAGACCCGGCGGCGTTCTCCTCCAGGGTCAGCTTGGCTCCCACCACCTTGTACTCCGGCATGGAGTAGATGTCCTCGTGGATGCAGATGCCGTCCGAATAAATGCTGTACATTATAACCTCCCCTGGTGAAAGTCAATGGAGACTGTCCCGTTTCCCTTGAAATACAGGGTCTCCCTCCCCCCGACAAAGAGAAAATCAGGGATCTGATGGATGCCGTCCCGGAGATGCCGGGTGGCGTCGATATGGACCGTGGGGTTTACAAACCGGATGTCCATACCGGCGCTCCCGGTCCCCTGAATGGCGAAGGAGGGGCATACCGGCGCTGAGCCTACTAGCTCCGGCGGAAAGGTCTTCCGGGTCCATGCCCCGCCGCTGGTGATGCGGATGTTTTTGAAGAACGCGGCTGTAATCACCCCATTCTGGAAGTTGAAGGGGTCCCACAGCCAGTCGTCGCAGGTCTTCCGTACAGACCACTTGTAGGGGCCGACGTTGTATCCGATGGTCACGGTGGTCCATGGGGTGGTGTTTTTCCAGTCCTTGATAAAAAAACGCCCCTCATAGAACCAGTTCCGATCATCCTCCAGATAACAGCGCATGGCGCGGCCATGGAGGTAGTCGGCGATGGCGGAGTAAATATCCTGCCAGGACTCGTAACCATTAAGCCGCAGAAACTCGAAGGAGCCCTCCCGGTTGTTGAAAATCGGATAGCCGGTCAGCATCTCGCTCAGGTCAATGACGCCGCTGGCCCCCGGAATATCCAGATAGGTGGTCTTCTGCGTAGGCGGGGCGAAGGACGGGAGAACGGGAGAAACCAGACGCCAGTCATCCCAGGTATTCTTCTCTCCGAAGGTAATCGAATGGTACATGCTACATGTTCCTCCCTCTCCAGTTTGCCCGATCCCCCAGCTCCTGGTCAATGGCCGGGGTGATTTCGCCCACCAGGGCTCCCGTATCCAGCACCATCTGCATCTGTCCTACCCGCTCGGACAGGGCGGCCATATCGCTGCGCAGATCCTGGATGGCGTTTACGATCCGGTCATCCCCGGAGGATAGCCCATCCCGCAGCGTATCGGTCAAGCTGCTGATCCCGTCCAGTTGGTTCCGGGAGTATCCCGCATTTTGAATTTGCAGAGCGTACTCTCTGGAGAAGAGCGTATCCAATTTCCGGGACCCGGCCTCCAGATCGCTCAGATCCAGTACCGGACGGATCACCGGCTCAGGGTCCCGCTCCAGAATACCGGACACAGCGTTGGCGGCGAAGGCCAAACCGTCTTTGGCGCTCTCCGCCACATTCCGCCCAGCGTCATAGGACTTGTTCGCATAATTGGACAGCGCGTTCACAAAGCCCATGCCTGTGAAATTACCCAGCTCCTCAAATACACCGGACGGAGAGTGGATGTCTAAGGTGGTCTTGACAGCAGCTACCCCGGCGTTGGCAAGGTCAGTAAGGCCCTGCACAAATCCTGCCTTCTGCGCCTCAATGCCGTTAGAGAGACCTGCCACGATCTGCTCCCCCAGCTCTGTCCATCCGGCCTGGCCGAGAATGCTGTTTGCCGTCTCCACCATCTCAGAGAAATCGGCCTCCGTATACTCCGGAAGAATACCAACGGTCCTCTCAAAGGTAGTTTTCAGGTCCTCCAGCTGCTGTGCGGTGGTGGACTCCAGCTCGGACATCTGCTGCTGCCACACTGCCCGGTACTCATCCAGCTCGGCGGCGGCTTCCTGACGGAGGCCAGCGATTTTGCTGTTGGTCTCAATGCGAAGCCCCTCCAGCTCCTCCGTCGCCTGCCGGCGGGCCAGGGCGTGCTTGATACCCCAGAGGGAGGCGTACTTCTCCAGCTCGGAGTCACTCATGGAATTGAGGGCCTTCAGCTGGGCAATGGCGGAGGGGCCCATCTCTTGCAACTCCTCCACCAGGCCAGGATCCAGGCCACGGGCGGACAGAGCGTCCAGCGTATCCCGCCAGCTCTCAAACTCATGGACCTGGTCCATCAGGTTGCCCATCAGCTCCTCGCCGCTGACCTCCTCCTTTTCCGAAACCGCATCGAAGAGTCCGTATGCCTTGTACAGGCTGTCGGCGCGGCTGTCCAGGGCGCTGGCATAGGCGTCGTTCAGATCCTGAATATCCTTCTCCAGCTGTTCGTTGACAGACTTGACCTTATCGGCGTACTCCTGTTCCAGGGAGAGCCGCTTCTCGTGGTAGTCGGACTGAACCTTCTCCACGTCTGCATAGTAGTCCTTCTGGGCCTGCCAGAGCTGCTTTTGGAGATTATAGACCTCCCGATCCAGCTGTTTCCGCTTATCGGTGCCCTTGGCATACCGCTGCTGCACGCGGGTATAGGCGGCCAGTTTTGCCGCCGTGCCCAGGCGGTCATAGGCCTCCTCCTGCTCAATCCAGTCCATGGAGTGTTGGTAGGCAGCCTCAGCCAGCTCATTTTGAACACGGTACTTCTCCCGCTCCAGCTTTTTCCACTCCTCAGTGCCCTGTTTATGCCGGGCCTGGACCCGCTCATAGGCGGCCAGCTCCTCCTCCAGGGAGAGCCGCTGGTAATATTTCTCCTGCTCGATCCAGTCCATGGAGTGCTGGTAGGCTGCGTCCCGCAGCTCCTGCTCCAGACGATAGACCTCCCGGTTCACCTTCTTGCGTTCCTCAGCGTTCAGAACGTATGTATCCCGGACTTTCTTGTACTGGGCCAGCTCCTCTTCCGTGGTGAGACGGTTGTAGTACCGCTCCTCTTCGATGTAGTCCAGGAAGGCTTCATAGGCGCTCTTGGCGGCCTGCGTCTTGGCCTTGGAGGATTTCTGCACAGCGGACGCGGTCTCCTGGGCGGTCTTGGTCTCGGTTTTGCCGACATCTTCCACGGCCTTGGCGGTTTTGCCAAGCCATTCGTCCGGCACAATACTGCTGAGCGCCGATTTGGTAGCATCAACCGCGCCGGCCGCAACTGTGGAAGCTGCATCTGCAACATTCTTTCCGCTGTCCTGAATGCCCAAACGAAGACCTTCACCGGCATCCTGGCCAGCCTCGTACTCCTCCACAGAGGGAGAGTGGCTGTCCAGAGCCTTTCGCGTCGCGCTGACTACGGTGCGGCCCATGTCCATTCCAGCATTGGATACTGCGCCCATCTTTCCACGGATTCCGCTGATAAATCCCTGCGCAGCATCCTGACCTGCCTTCTGGAAATTAGGCGTGACGAGACGAATGCCGGTCTCCAGATTAGACGCCAACGTCTTCCCCGCTTCCTTCACGGGGAGCTCGGCCCCGTCAAAAGCCGAGATAAAGCCATCGACGCCCATGTCTCCCAGCGCGGCCAGAGACGCTCCAAAATTGCGCAGCCCCCACGTGTCCAAGGTCTGTGTGTCCTGCGCGATCCTGACAATCGATTGAAGCGTTTCTGTGACGCCGCTAAGCTTGCGTGAGTCTATGCTGGAGATATTCTCGTAATAGACGCCCATCTGATTGCCAAAATCCGCCAAATTTTTGCCGAAGGATGCAATATTGTTATCCCCGGTGATCCAGCTTACCAGGCCGCCGGTGTTTGGCAGAGAACGCGCCAACTCGGTAAGCGTCCGCGCAGCGTTGGCGGACGCTGCAACCACTTCCGGATTGACTTTTCCGGAAACTGCCTGGGAGTATTCAGCCATTGCTTTGCCAAACGGAACAAGCTCTTCCGCGAAATCTCCCAGTGAAGAACCTCCAGTCAGCCAGGAGGCGATGCCACTTAATATGTCCGCTCCTGTCAGGAGCAGGATGGCTTCCGCCAGGGCCTTTACCCCATCCATCATGGAAGCGTCGATTCTTGACGCACCCTCAATGAATGGACGGGCATTGGTCATAAATCCAGACAGGTCCGATCCGATTTTCGGAAACTGGCTGGAAACCCCGCCCATAAAGCCGCCGGCGATCCCTCCAAAGAAGGAACCGATGGCCACGCCGATATTCTCCAGCAATTTGCCGCCTTCGCCAATGAGCCAGTTAAGGCCCGGAATTTGGGCAAAAGCGCCAATGGCGGCGAATATCAGAGCGAGCTCGGCCACAACCATCCCCAATCCGGCAGCACCGGCCATAGCACCTGGAACAAGTCCGGCCACCGCACCGAGCGCCACCATCATGCCGGAGAGCAGACCAATGCCTGCGGCCCCAAGAATGAGCGTATTCACATCCATTCCGCCCAGCGCGTCGGCAACGCCGCGGAAGAGCGACGAAAATAGGTTTACGCCGGCTTGAATTAAATCCGGCATATTATCGGCCAAGCTGTTCAAAACACCAATCAATATTTTGAGCAGCGAATCAGAGATCTGCGGCGTATATGTAGCGAGAGCGCTCAATCCCACTGTTATGAGTGTTAAAAATGCCTCTGCGATAGCTGGCGCGGCCGAGGATATGACCTCGCAGAATACCACGATCCCCTCGCCTATTTGACTGATGACAGCCGGGATCATACCGGCAACGCCAACAACGATGACGGACAACGCCGCTACGATTGCTGTCGCTCCAGCTGTACCGGCAGCAGCAAAGGCCGTAAGGCCAACAGCCAATGCGGAAAGACCAGCACCTGCGGCCAGAAGACCCGCTCCAACACCGAGAACGCCGGCGCCAATAAGAGCAAACGAGCCTGCGAGGGCCAGAATGGAGGGAATCAGCGGCGTCAGAACTGCCCCTGCTATACCGATGACTCCAAAGGCCCCTGCAATAGAAATAAGCCCTTTCGCAAGCGACTGCCAACTCATAGCGCCTAACATGCTTAGCGCAGGAGTGAGAATGGCTACCGCTCCAGCAGCCACCACCATTGCGGCCGAACCGCCCAATGTACCTTTCATGAGGTTTAGGCTGATAGCCAATTCCGCCAGGGCTACTCCCATAGCAGTCAGTCCAACAGCAACCTGCCCCCAGGAGAGCCCTCCCAGCGTACCCAGCACATGGGCCATAATTTCCAATGCGCCGCCGACGGCAATAAGTCCGACACCAACACCGGCTATATTTTTCGGCATCAAATTTGCAGCTATGGCAACCTCAGCAAGAGCTGCCCCTATCGCAGAAAGCCCGATGCCGAGCCGTCCCAAATCCATGCCGCCAAAAGAACTGACAGCTAAAGCAAATATCTTCATCGCTGCGGCGATTTCGATCATAGCTAAGCCAGAAGCAACGGAATGTTTCGTATTTCCGGCTAAATTCGTGAACAATGACACTTCCGCCAGCAGCCCGCCTATCCCAGCAAGACCTTTTCCAATCTGTCCCAGGTCCATACTGCCAAAATCCCCGCACGCGGAAGCAAGGACTTTAATCGCCCCGGAAAGGATAAGAACGCCGGTTGCGGTGCCGACTGTTTTTCCACTGAACTTTGCCGTATTCAGAAAAACATCCACTTCCGCCAACAGTCCGCCAACACCGGCAAGGCCGACAGCAAGCCCTCCCAAATCCATGCCGGACAGTTTTTTCGCTGCTCCAGCCAGGATGGAAATAGCGGCAGACATAGCGATCATGGAGGTATAGGCCCGAGTGGTTCCTTTGATAGACCCGCCGATCTTATTCATAACCGCCATAGCGCCGATCAGCTCCGCAAACATAACTGCCATAGCGCCTATAGAAATGCTGAGTTTATCGGAGTCAACCAGGGAGAGCGCGACAATGGATACGGTGAGAAGTCCCATTGCAGATGCGATTTTTAACAAGGTTCCGGCCTTCAACTGCGTCTGAAAAGCTTCCAAAGATCCCCGAACGCCGTCAAGAATATTGGTAAACCCCTCTATTGGCTCGGACACATTTGTAAGGAATTTACTTACCGAAAATGCAATTCCGCCAAGAGACAATCCGTTTAGCAAATCGAGAACGCCGCTGAAATTCGCATTGCTGAGTTTTTCGCTCAGCCCGCTTGTCAGATCCCCCAACGCTTTTGCTGCGCCGCCGCCAATCGTTTTCGTGAACTCCCAAAGAGAGTTCAGCAGCTTGAAGAAATTACTGTTTTCCAGAGCAGAACCCATAACATTACAAGCAGATGTAAAACCGGACTCCATATCACCTGCTTCCGCCCCGATCTGGGACAATCTCGCATGAACTCGCTCAAGAATTGTGTGAAACAGCTCAAAGCCTGGGGCAGAGAACTTTTCACGGATTCCGCTTATAAAATCTTCCACGGCCTCTGTCGCAGCTGAAACATATTCGGAAGTACGTTCGACAGCAGAGTTGAATGTACTTCCTTTTTGCACAGCCTGGTCCAGATCAACCAGCCACTCCCCAAAGCTGCCTGTAACGCCCAAGATGCCGCCGCTGAGCTTTCCAAGTCCGCCAAACAGCGGTGAGACTACGCGCACCATCGCCGAGAGCCCCTGCTTTCCTATATCCAATAGCGCGAAGAACCCTTTGAACGTGTTTCTCACATTTTTGGCGGTCTCTTCGCTCATTTTGAATTTTTCGGTTAGATTTTTCAGGTTCTCGGTAAACTGATAGAGCTGCTCAGATGTAGTAGCCGGAAAGATTTCGCGATAAGCTGTCTGAACGGTGGAAAAGAAGCCGGCAAGATCTCCAGCCTCTTTCGGGACCGCGAAGAGGGCGTCCCATGTATTCCAGAAAGCGGCGATCAGATTTTCTCTGCCAGAGAGCCGCCCAATCTGCTTGGCGTAGTCCTCAATATTAACGGTTCCATCCTTGACAGATTGATTTAATCTATCAAGCGCTTCTGCCTGCTCGGTGTTCAGACCAAGGCTTTTCAGCTCTTCGCTGCTGAGGCCTCGTGTCTTCTGTGTGAGACTTTCCAGGGACTCCGACAGAATGTCTGCTGTGAGCCAGCCCTGTTTCAAACTGTCCTCAAAGCTATCGGTGTTCGACGCCAGATCACCAACGGCGACGCCGTGGGCCAGGGCCGCCTCCATGATACTCTCCTTAAAGGCAACCGCATCGGTGATGCCCTCGTTCAAGAACTGTGACCAGCCGGAGTCCAATCCGCCGGACAACAGTTCATTGCGGGCGCTGGAGGAAGCGTTAATCATTTCGCTGAGGACGTCGCTGATCCTGGTCCACAGACCCTTCGCCTCCTCGAAGTCGCCGATGATCGTTTCCCAGCTCTCGGTCCAGCCGGATTGTACGGCCTCCTTGGTTGTGTCGATCAGCTGAGTAAAGGTCTTGACCTTAGTGGCTGCGTCGCTGGCTGTTTTTCCCATCTCCAGAATAGCCGCAGTCTGTGCCTCAGTATAACCCATCTCAAGGAGCTGAGCCTTTGTCAGATCCCCGGTAAACTTTTTCAGGGTCTCCGTCAGGATATCGGAGGACAGCCATCCCTTTTGCAGGGTCTCTCGGAAACTCCCCTGGTCGGCAATCATCTGGTCAATAGCAATACCGTGAACTCGGGCAGTGTCCTTCAGCGCATCCTGAAACACCTGGCCGCCCATACCGGCGTTGACCACTGAGTTCCAGTCCTGTAATTTTACTGTGCCAGCCGCCAGAGCCTGAGACAACTGGTACATAGCGGTGGACGCCTGCTGCGATGTGGAGCCCGAGACTGCCGCCAGGTTGGCGATACCCTTGATCGCCCCGACGGAAGTCTCCAGATCCACGCCGGCCGCCGTGAACGTTCCAATATTACGGGTCATCTCCGTAAAATTGTAAATCGTCATGTCGGCATAACGGTTCAATTCGTCCAGTGCCGCATTGACTTGTTCCAGAGTTGTTCCCTTGCCGGATGTATTGGCGAGAATGGTCTGCACAGCATTGATCTGTGTCTCATACTCGTCGAAACCGCTCTTAACCGGATCAAGCGTCAGCGCCTTGACAACCCGTTTTCCCGCATTGACAGCAGAATTGGTGATATTGGCAAGGGCTGTGACACCCATGACTTCCAGTGCGGAAAAACGAACCCGGACCGCATCCACTGCCCGATCCAGTGCGCCAAAGCCTCTGGCCGCTCCGTCCATGTCAAGCTCACGCTTGAAATTTTTAACAGAGGACATGGTCTTACAAATGCCACGCTCAAATTGAGCATTATCGAAGCGCATCGCCAGGACCCGCTCCTCCACTGTCTTGGTGCTCACAGCTTAGTAACCTCCCTCCACGCGTTTTCCGCAATTTTGTCAAAAATAGGCTGGATCGCAGGGTTGATGTAGTCTCTTCCCTGGACCCAGCCTCCGCCGCGGGTTCCATGTCCGTATTGCAGGATAATGGCGATAGGAACCCCATTTTGAATATTGGAATTGTAAAACGCGATTGTCACAGAACCGTTCTTCTGTTCAATCTTATAGGACCATGACGACGCGGTCAGACCCGTGTCCTTTGGCGTCGCGGATGCAAGGGCCGCTACCCCTTCGCGCCCATATTTATCTAAATCCACATGACGGACCGTCTCCTTCACGTCCACCAGAAAGCTGGTCAGCTTGGAGAAGTCGCCCTTATGCCTGAAAGTGACCATTCAGTCACCTCCCTTAGATGCTGGGACTATTTACACTCTCCTGAAATCCGGCAGCTTTTGCCGTCTCAAAAGTGATGCCGCCCTCCTTATGGTCCGACTTGGCCATGTTAAGATAAAATGCACAGACAGTCCCATGAGCAGTCCAGGGGAGCCCAACCATAGCGGACAGCCACGGAAGAGCTCCCAAATAATCTGCACGGATGCAGTAGGCGGCCAGCAGTAGCCCGCCAACCGTCACTACCCACAGCAGTGCTCTGATATCAGAGATCAGACGCTTAGAAAATTCCATCACACCAGACCATTTCTCTGGGCGAAGCGGTAGAATAGCTGGGCTACCTGCTCCCTGTTCAGCAGATCCTCCCACATGTAGTTGGGCTGGCCGTCCGGTGTGGTGCCGCTGCCGGCGAACAGACCGGAAGAAATCGCGTACTCCCTGGCCTCCCTGCTCCACTGGCCGCTGTCGTTGTCCCTCAGATCCTTCCGGTACGCCTCCATGGCGGTCTTGAACATCTGGTTAAACTTTTCCTGATCCATGTCGTCCTCCTTCTTGATCGGTCTGATGTACGCCCTGACGAGGCTCATGCTTCTGGTCCTCCGGAACACGCCGCCTCCGTTATCCTGACTGCCGCTGTCACCAGGGGATGTATTCCCCTCAACAGCGGTAATCTTACCACCGGGCACGCTCTCCACGATTCCGGTGTGGCCGAAATTGTAGATGATAACGTCACCGGGCTGGGGGGTGGTGACAACGCACTCCGGATGGTTTGCGTTGTACCAGTTCAGCAGGGCAGAGCAGGAGCCAGTCCGGAATGGCAGCGGATGCCCGGCCTGCGCAAAACACCACTGGACAAAGGACATACACCATGGCTGTCCGTCCAGCTTCATCCATGCCCCATATTTCGTCCGGTTGCTCCCTGCGGGGTTCTCGGTGTTGCCCAGCTCTCCCCGTGCGATGGTCAGTACGTCTCTATCCATTGCCGCTGCCCTCCAATGCGTTCTGCACCTTCTGCGACTGGGTACCAAAATAGAACGCAATGACCACGGCATAAACGGTCATAAAGTCCTGGGAGATAGTCCCCCGCAGGGCCATGACCGCGAATACCACGGTAAGCGTCAGAGTAACCAGGCTCTTAACACTGAGCAGGTTTCCCAGCCTCTTGATAATCGAATTATCCATAACTCACCTTCCCTTATCCGCTGGTGTTCAGCCGTTTACGGCGATCCATATTCAAAGCGATATTTCGCTTCATGATTTCTTCTTTACTCAGCTTTTTGGGCGGCCTGTTCCGTCGATCACACTCCCTGATAAGCGCAATAAGGCGATTAAGATGCCATTTTTGACACTCAAACGGAATGCCCAGCGCGACCATATCAGCATAGATCGTCTCCGATGTCATAACGGGCCTGTGCCCATCAGGCGATTTGGATTTACGTGTTCGAGCAGCGCTCATGGGGTCCCTTATATAGCGGTTTACCTCCGCGATGTTGGCGGAGGTAAGGCGGAGGTAGACATCCTGGTCTACATTCTGGGTAAGTGTCATGCAGCGAATATAGTCTACGGTTTCCTCATAGGACAGCGGCTCTCTGCTGAGATAAGGCTTCTTCCATTTGGCCTCCCATTTTGAAAGGGAAACCAGGGAGTGCTCCAGTTGCAGCGACACCTCCTTGTTGTAGACAAATTCCTGCTTTTTTTCATCCCAATGTTCCTGACCCAGGACAATGAGCTTTAGCAAATCCCTCTCCCCCCCCCTATGACTTCCAGTCAGCTCTGCGCCGGAAGCGCCGCTCCATCAGCAGCGATAGCGTCTGCGAACTCAGCCTTAAGCTCCGCAGGGAGAATGCCGGCAAAGAACTTAGCGGCACGATCCGGATGCTGGAAAAACTCCACAAACATATCCGAATAGGCCTCCGTCTCCGAGAAAGCCTTGGAAAGCTCCGGACTCTTGATAAACCGCTTCCCGTCCGGGCTCTTCTCACCGTAGCTGCTGAGAATCATATTTTTGAATTCCCGCATGATAGCGGGGTTGTTCTGCGCTGAGATAATGCGCTTCATGGAGTTCAGCCAACCGCCGTCAACGCTGGCCTCCAGCTCCATAAGCTCGGCTTTGGAGAGGTTGAAGTAAAAGTCCTCCGTCCGCTCCTTACCATCAAAGTCCTTATAGGTTCTCGTTTCTTTCAGCATGACTTTTTCTCCTTTCAAATACAAAAAGAGGGCCGCCAGCTTACCTGAATACGGCCCCCGAAGGCGGTCAGGCCGCTTTGAGCAGCTCGATGACCTCGTCGGGCAGCGGCAGGCGCGGCTCGGTGCCATCGGCAGCATCCTCAGCATTCGGGTCCTTGCCGTACAGAATATCCTCCAACGCGGCCAGCTTCTCAGCGTCCACGGTAGTGGAGTCGATCTCCATAGAGGCGACAGGGTCAAACCCGGTCACATTCACCGGCGTGGTGCTGAACTCCCAGGACATCTCGATAGCGTCCGGATCGTCATCCAGCGTATTGTGCTCCTTGTCCGACGGGGAGGCCTGAGCCCCGTAGACCAGATGGAGAACATAACCGTGCTTCTCTTTCTCAGTATCGTTGCCCAGAAGGGTACGGTAGCAGAACCCAAACATCTTTCGCTTCTGCTGACCCAGTTTCACGCCCTTCACCGGCTGTGCAGTGCCATCGCACTCGGCGAACTCGTCAGGATAGGTGTAGGCCTTGATGGTGCCGCCATACTCCTCGGCGCTGATGAGCGTCAGGTACTTGTGGTTATTGGCCCACAGCGCCTTCGCTTCCGCCCCGCTGGGACTCTCGTTTACGCCGATCAGTCCATTCCAGGGCGCGCCCTTGGTATACAGGCCGTCAGACTGAATCGGATAGACAACACCCCTGTCCGCTCCAGCCTCGTAATATCGCTCGCCGATCTCATCCCATTTGCATCTCATTGCTGTGATCCTCCTTTATTCGTAAATAATGTCCAGCCCATATGCTTCGGCCGCAGCGTGCTCGATACGACAGCCTCTCGCCTGCTCCCACCCCTTACAGAAGTAAGCGGCATGGCAGTTTGCCATGTTTTCAAGGGACTTGGCCAGGAAACACAGCGGAATCTGAACCACCCCGCGGGCCTCCATGCTCTCTCTGCTGTACCACTCATCCGTGAAAAGAGTATTGACGACCTCATACCCTTTCTCAGTGAGGGCGGCGATAGCTTTTTCTCTGGTTGCAATGATTTCCTCATCAGTCTTCCCGGCCATGGGCTGGGACAGCATTGCTTTCATAGACATCCTCCTTATTTAATAATGTAGGGTAAATACCCAGTGGTTCAGATTGTCCGCTCTATAGTGCCGGACAAAGCGGCATGTTGGCAGCAAAATCAACTTGTCCACAAATGGACTGTCGGGGTTCTTGTCGACAAGCGTCAGGGTATACTTCCGTCCAAACAAATAAACCCCGCCATTCGCGTATAAGCTCTTGATGTCGCTCAGCTCATACACGATGGCGGGGTATTGCATTTTTACATTTTCCGGGGGCTGGAAATATGTGTTTTTTGTGCCGAGTATGCCGCGCAGCGTATCCCGCAGCTCCTCTCTTCGATCAGGCATGATAAAGGTCCCCCATCGTCAGAATAAGCCGCGGGTACTGTACGTCCACGCTGGTGATTTTCCATTTGACGCCCATGAACTCCGCGTATCGCATACGGTGAAAATTCTGTGTGGCGAACGGGTCCGCGACGATGCTGAGCTCATTGGAGACGCTTATATCATCGTTGACCTTGCCGGCCTCCTGGAGCCTGCGGGTATTGCGCAGCAAATCGCCATAGTACGGACGCTCTATATATTCCGGTATACAGGTATCCTGGTCATCGCCGTGTTCAGCGAGGAAGCCGATCTTTCCATACCACTTCGCCATTTTGAATTTTCACCTCCAGGAGCTCAGGCGGCCTCTTCGGAAACAGGCATCTCCAGGACAATGGCGCTGGCAATCCTGGTCAGAGCGCCGGAGAGCCGGGTCTCGATCATCTGCTTGTTCTGGTTGAAGTCGATATCGAACTGCTCAAACCGGGTGATCTCTCCGCCCTTGGCGCAGCCTACCGTGTAGTCCTCCAGGTTGACAAAGATGCCGATCAGCTCGTGACCCTTACCGGAGTCATCAGTACGAATCAGACCATCAAACTGCTCCGCAGTGTAGATGTCCTTCACGTTCAGAGCCGTGATGATATCGGCCTTGCCGTTGTAGAGCTTACGGCCGTTGCGGTCACGGGCCAGCAGCATGGTGTTCAGGTTGTGAGGGGTGCAGTAGAAATCGGGGATGCCGGTGCCCTTGTATCCCTCACGAGCGTACAGCGCCGCCTCAATGACAGCCTCAGAGTAGACGTATTTGTCTCCGAAGTTCGCGCCGGTATTGGTGCCCTGAAGCTCCTTCTTGGCTGCCTCAAGGTCCACATCCTTATGGATGGTGTAGATTTCCTTGTCGTTCCAGATGGAGCGAATGTGATCCTCAGAGATCTTGTGCTGATCGCCAGGGTCGCGGCCGTCGCCGACCATGATGGAGACAGCAACCTCCTCCTTGAGGTTCAGCTTCATCTCGCCGTACTGGTACTCGACCACGTCGAAGTCGGTAATGTCGAGAATGTCGTCCCGGTTAAGAGGCTCAGTACGATAGATCGTCTGAGGATCGGTAGTCCGGGCCACCAGGCTCATGTTGCCGGAGGCGGTCTTCTTGTCGCCCTTCTTATAGCCATGAGAACGGATGCTGTCATTACGGGCGTCCATCTGGCGGGTGCGGATACGGCTGAAGGGCTGCTTGTGAACCTTGTTCATGACGACGGTGACCCAGCCCTGGTCGCGGGTGACCAGTTCGGGAGCGCCAGGACGCACATCCTTGAACTCGGGGAACAGCGCCTCGATGTTGTCGATGCCGTGGGCCAGCTCCTCATTCTGCTCCAGATAGATTCCGAGAGCATTCTGGAAAGTGCCGACGCTGTTCTGCTTGGCCAGGGCCAGGATCTCACCCTGGGCGGCATGACACAGAACGGTGTCCTTGGTCTCTTCCCGGTCGAAAACGTTATGCTTCATGGTGTTGTCTCCTCCTTTGGTTTTGTCAGATTTGTCAGAGCCGCTGTTGGAACCCTTGCCCAGCTCTTCCGCGGTGGCAGCGATAAGAGCGTACATAACAGTCCGCTGCTTCTCGGTCATGCTGTCCACAACGTCCTGAACGGTCTCGCCCTCTTTGGGCTTATCCTCGGGCTTCGGGTCTTCCTTGGGCTCCTCAGTGGGTTTCGGGTCCTCTTTCGGCTTCTCACCAGATTTGGGCGTAATAAGAGGAGGCTTCTCACTGGAATGGTAAAGGCTGGGAGCCTCGCCGGTTCCAATGATGACCTCCTGTTCAGCGCCATCGCCGTGGGCCAGATCAACGAAGTCGATAAACGCGCCGGGATTCGCACCGCCGACAACGAGACTGACTTCGCGAATGTCCCCGTGAACGACATCTTTGCCGTTGCCGTTGGGGACCTGCTTCAGGCCATTGGCGTAAATAGACAGCATATGAACATCGCCGTGCTGCACGATCTGCTTGGCCGCCTTACCGCTTTCCGTCTCATTCAGGAAGCAATAGGCGTACATGCCATCCTTGCGCTCTTCGAGAATGGCGTGGCCCAGGATGTTGTCAACATCGTCGTGCTGATGGTTCCAGACAATGGGAACCGACATCCCATCGCAATGCTTGAAAGCGCCTTTCCGGATAGTCCGTCCGTCGGCGCAGACAAGATCGTTTCGGGTTGCCCAGCCACTAAAGTCATACTTCAGATCCATTTTGAACTTCGTCCTCCTTTGGTTTGTTTTGTTCGGTCGATTCCTCTTTGGGAGCACTCAGGTTGCTGTTCCGGAGCTTGTCCGCATTCGGGTCCTTCGACGGCGTCATGCCAATCTTCTGCCGGATCTCATTCGAGGTCATGACCTCATTACGGGTCATCTTGTCGGCAATTTCAGCAAATTCGCCCACGGGAACCAGCTTAAACGGATCTCTGAAGAACAGGATCGACTGCTTCTGTGACCGAGCGGTCTTGGTGAGGAACTTCCTCTTCATCTCGTCAACGATGGCGGAAAGAATCGGCTCGACGGTTCGGGTCAGATAGTTCAGCATCGTCTTGTCGTCGGCGGTACCATCCATGATGCTCTGGGTCAATCCCAACTGGCTGTAAAGCATACTCGTCAGGAATTCGATCTGGCTCATGAGGTTGTTGTCGACGGGTCGGTTCAGCTGAACCACATGCTCCGTTCCATCAGTGTATGCCACACCATACTTGGAACCGGATAGCTGTTCCTCGATATCTTTACGGCGCTTTTCCGCCTGTTGACGCCTCGCTTCCGTCTTGATGACGTAAGGGAGCTGAATAATCAGGTTGAGTTTTCCAGAACCGCTCTGTTCATCGATAGCGTCCAGAATGTTGAGCTTCCGAATCAACCTCTGCATTGTGGAGTTGGGTTCGTTCATGACGGCATAGAAGGGATTCTCCACACTGGCCACGGTGCGTTTCGGCACCAAAACATCTTCCTTCCTGCCCGTGCGCTCGTTGTAGACACGAACTTTAACGTGCTGCGGATACCACTCCAGGATTTTTCCGGTTCGCATTGTTTCGATCTTGTATGACCCGCTTTTCGGATCGAGGTCTGTGTCGACAGGAACGATGGCAACACAGCCTTCATCCAGCATGGATTGGACAACGTCCTGAATAAAAGCCCGTCCTGTCTGGTCAATGTTGGCCTCCAGAGAAAGGCAGTCGTTCAAGCTGCTGTCCATAACAGAAGTAAAGCGGCCTTCATCATCCAAACGAACATGCTGGATGGTGATTGCCGCTACGTCCAATGCGATTCGGTTATAAACGGATGTGATGATGGAGCGCTCATTTCCCCGACTGAATATGGGACGGTCCGGACGATAATAGTTGCTGGGGCCAATATCCCAACGGCCACCAACAGTCTCCTTCGCCGTAAACACATTCCAAGCATGTTTCAGTCGAGCTCCCAATGACATTTCCATTCAGTAACCATCACCTCCCTCAAGCCAACTCAGCAAGCATCTTTTTAAGGAGGTCATCGTTCTGCCGTATCAGCGATTCAAAGCTGTAGGCAGGCGGAATCTCCGAAGATGGTTTGCTTACGCTAACTCGTGGTGCTGAAATTTGGCTGACCGGAGCAGCTGTGGTGGAAGCGCTCTTAACAACCTTTTCCAGAACTTGTTTGGGCTCTACTTTCGGTGTCGGGATTTGACTTACAGGAGTTGTCGCCACGGGAGTAGATTTGAGCAAATCCTGAAGAATTTCCTTTCCGGCAGGAGCTTTATCCACAATATCGGCGACGCTCTTCGCTCCATGCTTCTTGACAAGGTAGGCCGTCAGAACTGTGCCAGCGATAACAGCTGCGCCAGTCGCAACACCGATGGCCACTTTCTTCTTGGTACTGCTGAAGGCTTTTCGTTCCTCGCCTCCATCATCGGAATCGCCATAACGTTCCTTTCCAGCCTTGGTCCAGGTTCCATCCGCGTTCTGGTAACGGCGGACACCCCATCTTTGGCCTTTGATGCCGTGATGAGCCAAATACGACTGAGGCGGGGGCTTATTACGATGATCCAAAACGGTTCCTCCTTCCTATTCAAATGCTTCAGGATTATGCCGATAAGCGATATAGGCATCCATCATGGCCGCAACAGCGTCAATCTTCTGCTCAGACCGCTTCTTCATCAGCTTCCTGTTTCCGTTATTGTCCTGAATTGTTATGCAGTTTCCCATGGCGAAAGTCATCAGATCTTCATCGAAGATAAGCATACGCTCTTCCGAAAGTTTCTTCAGTTCTCCAAGAGGAACCGACTCCGTCTTCGCTCCCTGGATGACCTTCTCTATTCCATACGGCCCGTTCTCGGATGCCCATCGCTCCACAAATTCCTTTGCGTTGTAAGGGTCATAGCCGAGGCAACGAACATCGTAGCCGAGGTTAATGATGTGGTCATCCAGATCCTCGTAGACCTGCATCAAATCAAGGACAGTTCCCTCCATAACAATAAGACTCCCTTCCGCCATGAAATCCTCATACTTGAGGCGCATAGCAGCAGGGAGCTTGTTAAGGGTCAGCGAGGTGATGTAGTTTCGTGTTTTTACGCCAAACGATCCACCTCGCAGCGGGAATAAAAATGTGAAAGAACAGAAGTCATCTCCCTGTGAAAGGTCACAGCCAAGGGAACACGGCATCTGCCAAAACTTCTGCCGGCGATGGGGAAGCGTTTCCTCATAGGTGAAATAGTAGGTGTAGCCTTCCATCGGGAGGCCGAACCTTTTCGCCAGCATATCGTTTCTTGTAGATGGAGCAGTCTCAGCTCTGTCTACATCTTTCTGATAGGTATCGTAGAATACGGTCTTTCCAATATTGGGATTAGCCTTCGCCCACATGTCCGGGTAGGCAACCTCATCCACGGAGTCCAGCTTATACCACCAGATAGATACCTGAGGCATCGGCCTGCCAACACCCTGAAGGATGTTCATCAACTCCATTTTGATAGTGTCTCCCGCTCCGTTTCGGACAGTGCCTTCGGAGCTTGTGGCAACGATCAGATAATCATCCAACTTGGATGCACCCTGTTCGATAGCGCCAATGACGTCTTCTCGGGCATCGGCAGAGGAAAGCCACTCATCTACGGTGGCCACCTTACAGCGCAATCCCTGTAGCTTGTCCACAGACATGGGGCGAACCTCAATCAGAGAACCTGAAATGAAGTTTTCGATCCCTTTCTTCGTGGATGCCAGCTTGACGCGATTCATAAGGTTTCCGGTCGTGTTCTGAATCGAACCTTCCGTCATGAACTGGATGACCGGTCCTCGGGCTCGTGTAATAGCGGTCTTGATCGGGTTAATGATCTCCTCCGCCTGTTTCATCGTCGGGGCTGTGGTGATCTGATGGGTAGTAGACCCATCGACAACCAGCGAATACGCCTGAATGCAGGAATCGTACAGCGATTTCGCAGCACCTCTTCCTACGATCAGATATTGCTTATTCACCAGTCGTTTCTTGATTTTCTTGTTGACATATCGTCCGCCATGCCCGTCCCTGTTCGGAACGTAAATGGAGCGTGTCTCGAAGTAATACCAACCAAACACCTGCTCGCCCCAGAGCTTGAAACTATCCAACATGTGCAAGTCGGAGCCGTCAGTCAGTGTCAATTCATTTTCACAGAATTCAACCCAACCATCAACCGCTCTATCATCGTAGTAATACATCGGATCGTCAATCAAATCGTCAATCCGATGCATTTCCAAGTCGATCTCTCTGCACACGGGTATTTCGCCCCTGATTACTGCGTCTCGAAAAGCACCGTAATATTTGGGGACAGCAGTGTTTGACAGCATCCGCTCACCCCTTACTGCCCGAGTATCTTTCTGCCGACAAGCACGAGATCCGAGAATTTCTGATCGATCATCTTCGTACGGTAGACGTCTTTCGGTACGACCTGCTCCATGTCAAACACGATGACCGGGGACTTGGCCTTGAACCCGCCATAAATGGCATCATTCGTATCGAGGACTGCCCCATATCCAGCTTCCTTGAGCGCCTTGAAGAACTTAGTCCGCTGGGTCGTCACGTCTTTTCCTTTACGGGCATCACCAGCACCGTCGTAAGGGATGACATAGTTGAACATCCGATATACCACCTGAAGTTCATCCGCCGTAGGAGTGTAGTCGCCGCTCTTCATCTTTTCAAGGACCTGACGAACTTCTCTGTAACCTTTGAACTTGTATTTGTCGCTTACAAAGTAGCTCTGCATCCGTTCCTCGTCCATGACGAAGTTGTAAAAGTCTCGGTCTTTCTTGAACAGCTCCCTAAACACTTCAGCGCCGGAATCCTCACTGGCAACTTTGATGTCCTTCTTAAGAGAGTTGTCGATCCGGTACTTCATGAAGTTTCCAGTGCCGATCGCATTCCCATTCTCATCGTAAATGGTCTGAGGAATTGGGCGGTTGAACAAAGCGTTATACTGATGCTTGTCGAGGACGTTGTGGGTTGCATAGAACATATCGGTGTTCTTGGTTCGATCCCGGTCATACGATAAGGTGCTCAAAGTGGTTTTATCAGCTTTCAACACCTCATCGAAATGCCGTTTGTTGTAAATGCTGTTTCCAGATTTCCGCTTGTTCCGAATGGCTTTTCTCTGGGCAGCACTGTAATCCCCGCCGCCCAAAGGATAAGGGGGCCCATGTCGCACGCCCCATTTTTGATTCAGGATACCGTGATGGGACAGTTCCATATCAGCTCCCTCCTAATCCTTCAGTTTCTTGATGGCCAGGGCAATACTCAGCGCCGAACCGGTAATAGCCAGAAGACTTCCGGCCACATCGAGAGTGTCCTGTAAAAGAACCCGCCCTTTGGAGACCTGTGCTGCCGAAGTATCGGCGAACAGCTTATTGTACTGCTGCTCCAGAAGCTCCCGGTTAATCTGATCCCGGAGTTCCTTGTCGCTCATCTTGGACAAATCGAGCCTCGTGGGTGTGGACTTCGGAGCCGTTGTCTGTTCAAGCTTTTTCAGCTCTTTCACAAGATCGGCGTGGGCGTCCACAACCTGCTTGGAACGATCCAAATCTTCGGCAGCCCAACGCTTCGGGTCGGGGCCGTCAATGATAGCCCGATTGTCCTTTTTCTTGGCGTTGTTCTCACGAACATCCCGCTCATACCGCTTCTGCCCTTCGGCCGTCAGCGACCCATCGGCATTCTGGTAACGGCGGACGCCCCACTTCTGACCTTTGATACCGTGGTGGAATAATTCCATTTTGAGTTTCCTCCTTTCCGCCTGATTCATCAAACGGGATCGGCCGCAACGACAAGACGCCACTCAAACTCTCTGATCTGTCTATTGATAGACTCGATAACAGCGGAGCCGAGCGGCGGATCGAACAGCAGCTTAACCTTGAGATGCATATAGGATTTTACAAGCGAAAATTTGTTGGGTTCTTTCGCAATGAAAGCTTCCCACTTCTCGCTGTCGCCGGTAATGGAGAAACCATCAGGCGGGCCGACACCCATCTGTGTCAGAATCGAAAACACACTATTGATGTGCATGATGAGATCGGGATCAAAGTGTTTATACTCCGCATCAATGCCCAACAGCTTCTTGATAGAGGTCAGGATGCTTTCAGTGATCTCCATAGCACCCTCCCTATCGCGGAAGGGCGATGTACTTCTTCATGCAGTAGCCCTCAATACCGGCCGCAGTGCAGATCTTGTAAAAGCCCTCGGAGGAGGCGTCCATGTCAACCGCAACTTCAGACAGGAGTTCGATGACAGCGACGACCTCGGCGTCGGGGCTCGGCTCTTTGCGAACATTGAGCTTTACGCAGTCGGTGACCACGCCGGAAATCGTTGCTTTCTTTGTTGCAGAGATCAGCTCCTGTTTCGCTTCGATGGGGGCAGCATCATCGACCGGATGACACTCGGCGCGAAGGCCTCGACTGTTGGGGCGGGCATTAGGCTCCTCGCGAGCCATTCCGACTTTCGGGTCAATCTGATCGCGATGACTCTGAGCGTTGTTTTGCATTTTTGGTTTCCTCCTTCATGATGTAATACAGCCGAATGGACAAAAAGAGAAAAATTCAGTTTAGAGTGCGAAACTTTTCGTTACCTCTTCCACGGACATGTGTCATTCGGTCGGCGCTCAATCGGCTCTTGTAGGAGTAGATGTTCGTCGCCATAATGTATTGCGAGATGAGTTCCATGAACTGTGGTGATGAGATACTTCGGATTAAGAAGAAGCTCACTCCGATTGTGAATGTCTTCAGGCCGGATGGGGTTCATGTGGTGGATGATAATGCGGCCAAATATCTCTCGGCCTTGAATGCCAAGATCGCAACCTTCGTCTCTTGTGATGACCAGATCTCGAATACGTCGCCATTCAGGCGAACGATAAAAGAACTGGTTCATATAACGGTCAAAGCCAAAGGTTTCTTTTCCGACCGCTCCTTTCAGACGCAGATACTCGTACCGGGCCTGATAAGTTGGGAGGAGCATCAATTCCGAATAGCATCTAATATCCGTCATCAAACTCCTCCTCATCATCCACAGCCTCTCCTCGATACCTGCCCATGGCTTTCATGGCTTTATCCAGAAGTTCCTCAAGACGATCCGCGGCTTTAATGGACTCGGCCTTTGCCGCTGCAAGATCTCGTTGCTTCTCCAAAAGCTCTTTCTCGATCCTGGCCTTTGTAGAGCCACGCTTGACAAACTCGGTAATGAGCTGAGAAGAGGCAGTTCCATCTCGCAACTGCTGTTCGGCAAGGTCCATGGCCAAAGATATCATCTGATTTTCTCTTGCTTCCGGGGTTAGAGGGGTGCGGGACTTTGTCGTTCCAGACGGTTTTACAGCTTTCGCCACCTTGCCACCTCCTCTCGGTTAGTTTTGCAATGAATACTGTGGGAATGCTGTAGGTTTTGAAATGGTTTAGGGCGACATTTGAAGGAGCCCGCATAAACGAATCCGCCGGCGAGGGAGAAAAAGCCATTTCAAACTTTCGCGCTTTGGTGAATAGGAGAGGAGGTGTCTCCGACGAAAGCAAGAAACAGCTAAAAAGGGACTCGCCGACCAATATTCGCCTTGTGGGCTCGTTCAAATGCCGCCCCAGACCAAAACAATTTTCAAAAAATATCCCCCGGAGAATTTTCAAAGACCGCCGCGATGCACAGGGGGTGTGGTTTTCACGGGTACCCCCTATACCCTTGAAAATCTTCGAGTCTACCCGCCTAAACACCAATTCTGTTAATGATTTCGGCAAAAGACGAGACAAAGCGACCAACTAAAGCGAAGTCGCCTCATTTTCAAGGGTGGAAGCACCCGTTTAGGCTGTCACCGCAGGTTCAGGCTGAGCAGTTGTCTTGACTTTTTTATAGATACCGAGGGGATTGTACTTGATGATGTCATCAATGGCACGCTCGATTTCCTGTTCGTTCTCAGCGCCGGAGAGCTGATCGGAAGTACGAGCGATACGCGCCAAATAGGCACAGGAATGGTAGCCTTTGCCCTCATCGAACTGGAACCAGGCGTCGAATTGGGTAAAAGGGTCATAGGGATTATCGATTGTCGTCAAAGCGCAACGAGCCATTCGCTCTCACTTCCTTTCATTCATTGAGAATTCTCGACACAGCAGAAGGCGAAAGGTTCAAAGCGTCAGCGATTTCGGCATTTGTATGACCAGAATTCGCCATTGCTCTGATTCTGTTTGCCCGAGCTTCGGAAACCTCAGTTCTTGTTCTTGGTGTAGCGCGTTCACGGACGACGTCAGAGTCGGCATATCGCAGGATCTCTTTCAATGTTGTGTCAGAGATTGCGCCAGCTTGAATCGCTTCCCATTCACCGTCGCTGATAGAGATACGAGTTCCTTTGCCGCTTGCGCCAGTCTCAACACGAGCGTCGCTGATAGCAGCTCTGCGAATCTTGGAGATCTCATCTTTGTCGGTGATGTTGTTGGCTTCAATCTTCGCCTTGACACGGGCGTTGGCGATGCGCTGAGCCTCTCTCTCACGAGGAGCGTTGAGCTGAGCAAGACGGAGCGCCGAAGTAAGACGATCCACCTCAGGCTGATAAGTCTTGGCAGCACTGGCAGAGCGCGCCAAAGTCGGCGTCGCAACGTATTCCAGCCTTGCTTTGTTGGCCAGAGCTTTCATCTTGTTGGCGTAGTCAGCATAGGCATCCTCAACCAAGGTGCCGGAAGACAATGTCCGAATGTCTTCGGTCTTGTCCAGCAGCTTGATTTTGGTCGTGGCCTGAACTTCTCTTCCATTCTTGTCGAGATAAGTACGGCCGGACTCCTTGTAGACGACCTTGCCGGTCTGTTTGTCGATACGGCCGCTGCCCTGGCGCTCAGGAACCTCAACGTCCTGCTTGCGGCGAGACAGCAGAGTAGAAGCGCCGCCTCTCTCCTTGCCGGCCTCGTCAATGTAGCCCTGCCACTTCTTACGGAGGGTGGAGATGTCGTTCTCCTGCTCGGACCGTTTGTAGTCCAACTTGTGCTTGGCGGCGTCGATGACCACCATGCTGTGCTTGACGGCCTTCACGATGTCGCTCTCGGGGGCCCCTTTTAGCGTCATATCGGTGATGAGATTGGAAATCTTCCCCATCTCTATCTGGGTGGCCTCTTTTGAGAGAAGCCGGATACCGGTCTTGCCTTCGGTGGAGTATTCAACTTTGGCGTCGAAGTCCTTCAATCCGGCAAGGGCGGGGGTCGATTTTATGTTGACCCTCCCGCCGGTAGGAATGACAACGACTTGGTCGCCATCAAAGTCCGCACCGGAGAGCCGTTCCGCAACCTTGGCATTGATACCTACCGCATCCCGAGTCCGGGGGCCCAAAATAGAAATAGCTGACTTGTTCTTGTTGTTGACAGTCAGGATGGGAATCTCAAATGTTCCGCCATGGGGGTACCGAACAAGGGCAACCTTCTCGCCGTCCCTGTAGTTAGGGGCGTAGATTTCGGTTTCCTTCATCGCCGTGAGCGGCAAGATAACTTGGGTGCTCTGGCGGGGGAGTGCCGCGGCCTTCAGGTGGACGACGGCGGAGTCGCATTCGTCGGCGAAGTCCATCAACAGCTTCTTCTTCACAGTAGGGTTGGTCAGAGAGCAGATTTCGGCAAACTCATCCGCCGCATCCGCATAGGTCAAGTCCAACTGGGTCTGAATCAGCTTGATGGGCTGCTTAGAAAGAAACTGAGAAGATAAGTTTTTACTCATCCTATCCCAGTCTCCCTCTTCTTTTAATTTGTTGATTGCCGATAACGACCGCCTCTCTCCAGTCTCAGGGTCGATGTACTTACCATTAGGATCGGGGTAGTAGCTTTGACCATTCGCTTTGATAAACGCCCCGAAGGGATTGTCCGGGTCATCCTGGATCTTTTTCAGAACATCCATCTTCGGGGTTCCGGATCGTTTATTGGTGTTAAATATAATGTCTGCACCATCCGGCATGTCATCGGAGTACATGGCCATACCCTTAAGATAGTGGGTTCCATCAACCATTATTCGGACCTGAGCATAGTGGGAAGCGCCCAAGTCCAAATCAGCAACGCCTCTACGAAGCTCGATAACGCCGTCCTTCCCAAGGCCACCTTCCTCGGCATAGCGGATTTTTACCCGGTCAGAGCCGATACTGGCCGGGTATTCTCGCTTATCCCAGGACTCTCCGCCGTCAGTGCTGTGATATTCTCCGACGGACTTGACCAAAGCGAGGTCTTGATAAACCTGACGCTGGTCAATGTCCGGTACGGATATAACTGGCGTAATGGTGCGGTTCTTCGGATTGTTGACCTGAGGAACACCAACGCCGAATCGGTTATACCCTTCGGTTTCCAAAATGAAAAGCGCCTCCTGAAGGACACCGCTGGAAACGCCAAGCTCACGCTCAGCCCCGGTGCCAACATCAAGGGCGCCTTTTTCTGCAAGCTCCTGCTTCAACCGTTCCGCAGTCTGCCGCGCTTTATTTTTGTTGGAGGCGGTGTTCTCATTGAGAAGGGCCCGAACCGAGGAGTCGTTGTTGTAACCCATGATTTTAGCGATCTCGTCAAGGGTCTTACCCTCTTCTCTCAAAGATTTCGCCCGGTCGGCCAGAACCATACGCCGCTCATGCTTCGCCACCCGAACCTGCATCCGCAGATCCGTCGTAGACATCTTCAGCTCATCGGCAATCTCTTTTTCAGCCTTGCCCTGGGCCTGAAGCTCCTCGACGCGGCTGAGGAAGTCGCCGCCATGCTGGAAGGGGTTGTCGCCGGAACCCCACGGATAGCGCCCAGAACGTCTTTTGACGCCATAGTGCATCAGGATGTCATCGTCCTGAATCGGATTCATGCTTTACCCCTCCTGTTCCCTCATTCTGTTGATGATTTTGTCGAATGTGATGATACGGTCCATGATCGGGAAGATGTCTTCCACAGTGGCGTTGTGGCAGAGAACTTTATCATTCTGGTAAATACGAAGTTCCATCCCGATCTCGCTGGGTTTGATACCATACTCCAGACAGAAGAGCGCCGCATAAATCATCAGCTGCTCCATCTTGGCCGGCGTTTCTCCGGTCTTCAAATCGTGGATGCGGAGAAAGTCGTTCCGGAATATAATTGCGTCAGCCGTTCCGAAGCAGTTGGGTGAATAGTATAGGATCTGTTCCGGTGTCATCTTGAAGCCTATGGCATCGTTGACATACATATTCAGTGTCTGCTTCGATCTGGGCAACTTCTGCCCGAGGCGGATGCAATCAGCAGCGAATGCGTGAAGTTTGGTTCCCTTTTGAGTAGCTCTCCATCTGGAGTAGGTTTCCTCAACCTTGTCCTCGCTGTAATTGATCCAGTGATAGTTGCTTGCGCTGAGGAAGGCGTGCTGACCTTCCAAATTCGGATGACGGTTAAAGCTAAAGGTCACAATTCATCGTCCTCCTTTTCTGCAAAGACCTGCTGGAGCTCATTGAGCACTTCCTCCTTGTTCTCGGGGGAGACAAAACGAGAGAAAGACATCTCATTCATCTTCCCGACGTAGTATTCTTGGTTCGGCTGTCTCTTTGCCCCCGCAGACCTCTTGCATTCCAGGGAGGCCCATTTATTCTTGTAGAGGACAAGCAGGTCGGGAATGCCCTGGATCTGGTCCATCTTGAAGACCATGCACCCAGGAAAGAGATCTTTGAGTTTATTGATGAGCCGGTCCTGAAAACCACTCTCCAAGCGGGAACTCCTGGCCATGAAAAGGCCTCCTTTCAACAGAAATAACAGAAAAAGTTTGACACATTCCCTCTTCTCTCCATAAAAGAGTCTGTTTTTTTGGCGGAAAGAAAAACAGAGACGTCATAATCGGCGTCTCTGTTCTGAAAATATAATTTTGGCAGGAGGGGTTAAGATCGTTCCATCGACTCTTTTACCTTCATTGCGAATGCTGTGTCTTCAGAAGAAAGATAGCCTTTGATATCTACTTCTGTTCCATCTGTCAACAGGTTCAGGCAATCATAGAAGGGGAAACTTATCCATTAGCTCCTCAATCGCTTTGATTATGGCCGGGGCTATTGTCAAGGCAGATATCACAGAAGGAGCAATGGCCTTCCTTCCGCCATTCGATTTTTTAGAGGCCATAATATTTCACCTCCTGGTTACGCCGTTTTCAAATATACAGCGCCATCTTGGTTCAAATAATACTGCTTTTCTTTGCTTGTTTCATCCAGCGCGGTCTGAAGTGTAGTCTGAAGGGGAGAACTATTGGTTGCTTCCAACTCCGCCACAATACTATCAACCTTTTGAATATACTCGGCCTTATTGATTTTTGCAAAGAAACCTTCTTTGGCCCCAGCAAGAAGCGGTTGCAGTTGCCCAAAACATTTGAGAGATCGTTTCTCGCATTTATCAATGTAGCCAGATGTTTCTGACTGCACGAATGAAATATAATTGGGGTCATAGTTCTCGGAGTAGTAGACCTCCAGTAGGTTGCTCATTGTGTAGAGCTGCAATGAAAGGTCGAGACATTCCTTGGTTCGGACCATTTTAGGAGCAATGGTTTGGACGTCGTTACTCTTTTTATCAACAATAGTAGAAACCAGGTCAGACAAATAAAACTCAATATCCTTCATGGCAACCTTTTTAGCATTCTGTAAACTAATAAGAGTAGCAATTCTTTGTTCGCTGTGTTCCATAACAGATTTATAGTTTTTATAAGCGAATCGGATGAAACTGACCTCAGACAGAAGCTCGGCCCGCTTGTCTCCATAGAGAAATTCGAGAATCTTGTCAAGACCGGAAGAAATCTGGGTCAGACTACTGTTAATTTGCGAGAGAAAATATTGTCCAGAGATAACAGACATCGCAGTAAATGCACCGAGACAGATTGCTTGCGGAGTTGCGGACTCCAACCAAGCAGTCCCCGTAATTTTTCCGGTCTCCAAACTTTTAAGCGTAGTTGTGTAGCCGCCATTGCTCTTCAATTGCATCAAAGTGCCCTGGACACCTTCTGGAAACCTAAGCATCATAGTTTTTGACAAGGTACTTACCCCAATCAAAGCCGGAAGTTGATTCATGAGAGCACTAATCTGCATTTTCTGTCCTTGTGTAGGTTCCAGCTTGATAAATTTTTGGACGTTATCCAAATCAATAGTCTCATCAACAGGGGCTATCTCACATCCACGCAAAATATCCAGCTCCATACCCATAAACTTCCCTCCAAAATCCGGACAAAATAAAAAAAGGTGCGCCCCAATGAAGAGACGCACCTGCAAAAGTGTTTCTCTCCATTGCTGCCACACAACCCTCGATAGCTACGATATGTATGAGGAAAGAGAGGGAACACCTTTTGCTAAGGTATTTCCTCGTAGCCATCAAAAAGTATAAAGTTGTGTGGCAAGGTCAGTATATCACATGTTCAGGAGAAAGGAAAGATGGAATGTCATCACGTAGCCTAAAAAATTTGCTGAGACTCAAACTCATGGCCGACTTTTGGCATAAAAATACACCCCAGTTTTATGCTGGAGCGCTACTGTGTTCAAGTTCAGTTACTGTTTTCTCTCCCTTCCACACATAGCCGGTTTCCTCGTAGAGTCGCTTGGGAGAAATATAATAATTGATACGTCCGTATTTCGAGTCCATCTCTTCAATGGTGGTTACAAGCTTTCCATCTCTGGTAGCTTTTCCGATAGGTAGCCAACCAGATACGATACCGGCCCTAACCCAAGATGCATCTCTTCCATACACTTTGGCTGCTATAGACACGGGAACAGAACCGATTGCAAATTGTTCGTTCAAAGTCGTTCGTCTCCTTTCTATGACGATTCTAAACGCAAATTTTATGTTATGGTTTGACCTTGGCCAAAAGCCCACTTTTATTTTCCACTTTATATATTTTTTCTTTATTTTTTTTTCGCATTTAAGTGTAAAGAAAAAGTGGGAAAGTGGGCAGAAAACCCGCAAATCTTTGTGCCGCAACGGTTTCCGCCTGCCCACTTTTGAAAAATAAATGGGCAAAAACCCACTTTTTTGGCCAAAACGTCCGTACAAGGCCTTTCCAGCCTTCAAAAAACTGACCAATTCAAAAACAAAAGTGGGCAAGTGGGCAGAAAACTGGCCAAATTTTGACCTGCAACTACAAAAGATAGTAGCAGATCCTGGCCCGAATTCTATCTTAGCTTAGAAGAATTTCTATCCTAAGTTAGACAGATCCGGGCCAAAATCGCCACCACTGCTTACTTCAGATTCCGCATTTTACTCACCTCCTGAGCAGTCGTTCAGGCACCTGGAATACACGGGCAATCTCTTTGATGAGCATGTCCGTATTGACTTCCTTGGCCGCTCGTATCAGGTCTTCCCCGCTGGGTTCTGAGAATATAATAATCTCTTGCTGTGTCGAAAGAGGTAGAACCCCGTAGGCTTCCATCTCTTTATGGTCGCAGGTGTCTACGAACGGACAAGTTCGGCACCTGGTGGCTAATCGTGATAAGCTCATACAACATTCTCCTTACTCGGAAGTTTCATACCGATCACTCTAAATCAGGTGTCAGCATTACACCGGAGCCGTCGCCAGTGATGAACTGAGGCAACTTGCCGTCCCACTTTTCCAGATACTGCTGAGCAATCCAAGTATCGGGCATATTTTCAAGAGACTCACGGATGATTTCCAGCGCACGAGCTTCACCTTCAGCGGCCAGAACAGCAGCTTCCGCCTCGACGCGGGCGACTTCTCGCTCCTGCTCCGCTCTTGTAATAGCCTCCTGCTTTTCGTTTTCAGCCCGAAGCGCATTCTGTTCTGCCTGCATCTTTGCCTCAACAGCCTGCTCGAAAGCATCGGAGAAGTCAATATCTTTAACGACTACCTGAGTGAAGTTCACCGGAAACAGGGCTTCAAGTTCCTTTACCTCTTCCTGCACCTGAGCGGAAAGAGTAGCACGATTCTCCAGAAGGGTCATAGCACCGTACCGGGCGAAGACGATTTTTGCACGCTCCTCAACAGCGGCCTGAAGTTTCTGCTCCAGAATTTCATAGGAACCGTATTGAGAAACGATGTTCATGGCCTGGGCGGCAATGGGCTCATACTGGTACTCGATTGCGGCGGTTAAGGGCTGAGCATCTTTGGTATAGCTGGCGAAGGAGGCCTCACGGACGTGGACACACAGATCCATAACTTCGACTGTATCGGAAATTGGGTTTACAAAGTTCAAACCTCCGGAGATTGTATGGTCAACCTTGCCAAAGGTTTTGACAATGCCGACCTCGGTTTGGTCCATAATCTTGACTCCGCCAATCAACGTAGCGAGTACGGCAATACCGGCACAGACGGCAACGATAGCACCGCGGACAAGACCGAGCATAACCCGTTTGTGGTTGTAGTCATAATCTTCTTTGTCGAGGCCCTTGCGGAAAGCAGAGGTGACAGCCATACCAACGATGGCGATAATAGCGAGAATGATAAACAGAATAATCATGATTTTTACTCCTTTTTTTTGTTAAAATGTCCGCCTCTGATAAGGCAGGTTACGGGGTGTTCTGGGAATATAATTGTAGTGACTGCTGGCTTTCAGAGGGCATCTGAGCGGCTTTATGACACGCTTTTTCGACGCGGCGTCCTGTTCTCGTCCATCATCGACCGTTCGGATAATACGGTTTATCTCTTCTTCGGACAAGCTCGGGGCTTCAATACCAAAGAGGATCGGACCAGCTAAAGCCTCGGCAACCGGGGTAAGCGCCGCAATCGCTTCTTCCACATAGTTTCCAAAGAGCTTCTGAAATGCTCCCCATATTTCAGCTAAGAGAGCAGCATCGTGGCATATCCCTACAATGACCTCGTTGTAATTTTCGTTTTGGTTCATATCTACCTCCGAAAACCGTCAGCAATCCTAATTACGTGAGGAGTCCTAATTTTGCAGTCCTTATCGAAAAGCCAATTTAAGCTGACGCTGGATTCGTAGCGAAGTCCATGCTCCATCTTCATAAGTGTCCCTTCCGTGAACCAGTAGACCGCATTGGTTTTCTGATTGTTGAACTGGAACTGCTCACCCTTTCTCAGATGCAGTTTCATCCGGATCAGGAATATAATGAGCTTGCTGAGAATGTCCACGCTTATCGCCTCCAAACCTTTCCCGTTTTCTTGTCAATAAGAACAAGCGGGCCCCGAATCTCGAAGCCCGCCATCTCACAGATGTTCAGAATGACTCTACGCAGTTTGTTGTAACGATTTTCATCTCGGTTGATATTCCTCATGGCGGCGTAAGCCGTTGGGTCGGAATAGCCTTCCGAGTTCTTTCTATCTCTCCCGGACAAATATCAATCACCTCGATTCTTAGCCAGGAAACGTAATGTGTGAGCACAAGTCTCGCCGATGCCATAGTGCTTTTCGAGCGCAGGAATGAACCAGCCCGGAACCGGCTTTTTCCCGCACTCGATAGCCGATAACTCAGCCGGCGAAATATCCAGCGTCTTTGCCATGCCGTAGAGTAAAAGGCTTCGAGTAATGCGGATGTCTCGAACCAGTTTTCCGAATTTGTCCAGTCCAGAATGGATAATGAGTGTGTATCCTTTGGAACGCTCAGGTTCGTCCGGAGCTGCGTTCTTCATGAAACAAGGCATTTCGTAAGGCATCACTCTTCTCCTTTCCAGAGGACAATCTCTCCCGCTGCCTCCGTTTTTCTAAGGTCGATGAGGCGCTGGTTAGAGGAACCACAGAACTTCAGCCGCAGGTCTTTTTTCTCCTCGATGAATGGGCCATCTACCAGAATATCCAGCCTGCGCATAATGTTGTATCTGATGATGTTTGTTGTCACGGAGCTTGTTGGGCGGCTTAATTGCTCAAATGTGTATCCGCTATACAACCAAACTGTTTTGTCTGGGTAAAAGCGCTTCACCTGCGAAATCAGCTCACACACACCGAGAATGTTCTTAGATTCCATAGGTTCTCCGCCAAGGATAGTCAACCCAGAAATATAATCAGGCTTCAGCAACTCCAGAATTTTTTCCTGAGTCTGTTTGGTAAACCTTTCACCATAGTTGAAGTCCCATGTTTCCGGCTGAAAGCAACCAGGGCAGTGATGGGTACAGCCCGAGACGAACAGGGAAATCCTGACACCCGGGCCGTTAGCGATGTCGCATTTCCGAATGAGTGAGTAGTTCATCGCATCCCCCAAATATCTTACAGCCGAGTCGCTTTCCAGAAGTTCTTCATCTTGTACGAGGAGTCATTGGTGACATCCGCCGTAAAGTTGGGAAGAGGCTGGAAATTCTCAGCATCCTGCACGCTCGGGAACTCAATCTCTGCGTACATGAACTCGGTGTCGCAGCCCTTGTCGACATGGGAACACTCCAGCAGCAAATCGTTCGGAAGCTGATAGATGCGGAAGTCCTTTGTGATGAAAGGCTGAGTCACCATTTCGGCCAGAGCGTAGAAGTGCTCTTTGGAGATGGGGATCTCGATCTCTTTGCGAACCATCTCGCCGCTGGACTTGATGGCCAGGTAGTAGGCCGTGTCCTTGCCGTCTTTCTCATTACGGCGGATTCTGACTTCCGGGTCGATGGAAAGATACGCCTGGTAGACCTGGAACTCCTCTTTGAGAGGAAGATCGGTCGGGAAAGAGCCGATTAGGAATTTCCGCTCGATTTCAGTGAATTGGTTCGGCATAGGTTTTTCCTCCTTATCAAATATAAGAGCCTGCTTCATAGCTACGAGGACTTTGTTCAAGCAGTCCGGGCAGGCGTCGAACTCGATGTAGGTGTGACCGCAGCCGTCCAACTTGACAAGGCCATAGTCCGCATAGTAGCAGTCACAGGTAAGCGGTTTCCCACATACATGGCAGTGACGTTTTCTTGGGTCATCCATCGCTTAACCCTCCTTAAAATATCTTTCCGATAGCAAAGCCCAAAAGGACAGCCATCGAAAGTAATCCGATAGTTGCAAGTCTCAGAAACAAGACCGCAAAATCTTTCCAGTCCATTTTGTTCCTCCTTTACAGATGCAGCACGCGATCCCGAATCTCCTGCGTCCGTCCCTGGTTCCAGAACTGGCTACCAATGTAGCCGCAGGTGCGCCGGGCCACATTCATTTTTGTCTGATCCATGTTGCCGCATTGAGGGCAGCGCCACATGAGCTTTCCGTCTTTCTCCACGATCTCGATCTCTCCGTCCCAGCCGCAGCACTGGCAGTAATCGCTCTTGGTGTTCAGCTCGGCATAGATGATGTTGTCGTAGATAAACTGGATCACCCGCAGCACCGCTTCCAGGTTGTTCTGCATATTGGGGACCTCAACGTAGCTGATGGCCCCACCGGGAGACAAGGCCTGGAACTCGGATTCAAACCGCAGCTTCTCAAAAGCGTTGATCTCCTCCGTCACATGGACGTGGTAGCTGTTGGTAATATAATTCTTGTCTGTGACACCGGGGATGATACCGAACCTCCGCTGAAGGGCCTTGGCGAACTTGTAGGTGGTGGATTCCAGCGGAGTACCGTATAAGCTGAAATCGACGTTGCTCTTAGCCTTCCAAGTCTTGCAGGCATCGTTGAGCCGCTGCATGACAGAAATGGCGAAGGGTTTGGCCTCCGAATCAGTGTGGCTCTTTCCGGTCATGTACTTCACACACTCGTAAAGGCCGGCGAAGCCGAGGGAGATGGTGGAATATCCATCGAACAGCAGCCGGTCAATGACCTCGCCTTTCTCCAGCCGGGCCAGAGCACCGTACTGCCATAGGATCGGAGAGACATCCGAAATAGTTCCTTTCAGGCGTTCGTGCCGGCACAGCAGCGCTCGATGACACAGTTCCAGCCGCTCGTCGAGAATATCCCAGAACTTGTCCTTATCGCCGCCGGAAGACAAAGCGACGTCCGGCAGATTCAGGGTGACTACGCCCTGGTTGAACCGTCCGTAGTATTTGTGCTGGCCGGGGACATAGTTTTTCGCATTGGCAATGTTTCCGACACCTGCATCGGTGAATCTGTCCGGTGTAAGGAAAGAGCGGCAGCCCATACAGGTGTAGACGTCACCCTTCAGTTCCAGCATCTTCTTCTCAGAAATATAATCCGGCACCAATCTCCGGGCGGTACACTTCGCTGCCAGTTTGGTCAGGTACCAGTAAGGTGTACCCTCACGGATATTGTCCTCCTCCAGCACATAGATGAGTTTTGGGAAAGAAGGAGTCACCCAAACACCGGACTCATTCTTCACGCCCTCATATCGCTGCTCCAAAGTTTCTTGGATGATGACAGCGAGGTCTTTTTTCTCCTGCTCGGAGCGGGCCTCATTTAGATACATATAGACGGTCACGAAAGGCGTCTGGCCGTTGGTCGTCAGCAGAGTGAGAATCTGGTACTGGATAGTCTGCACACCACTCCGGATTTCGTCACGGAGCTGCTTCTCCACCAAAATATCAATCTGCTCCTGACCAACATTCAAGCCAATGTCGCTCAGATCCCGCTCCAGTTTTTTGCGAATCTCTTTCCGGCTGACATCAACGAAGGGCGCCAAGTGAGTCAGAGAGATAGACTGACCACCATACTGATTGGACGCCACCTGAGCAATGATCTGGGTCGCGATGTTGCAAGCTGTAGAGAACCGGTGGGGACGCTCAATCAGAGTGCCGCTGATGACGGTCCCGTTTTGGAGCATGTCTTCCAGATTGACCAGATCGCAGTTATGCATATGCTGAGCGAAGTAGTCAGAATCGTGGAAGTGGATGATGCCCTCCTTATGAGCGTCAACAATATCGGCAGGAAGAAGCAGACGCTCTGTGATGTCCCGAGAAACCTCACCGGCCATGTAGTCTCGTTGGGTCGAGTTCACCACAGGGTTCTTGTTGGAGTTTTCTTGCTTTACTTCCTCATTACAACACTCGATGAGACTGAGAATCTTCTCATCAGTCGTATTGGAGCGGCGGACCAAGGAGCGTGTGTAGCGGTAGGTGATGTAGCTCTTCGCCACATCGAATGCGCCGTGCTCCATAATCTGACGCTCGACAAGATCCTGAATCTCCTCCACCGACGGAGCGTGGCTCATAGCCTCGCAGGTTTTGGTGACGGCCTCCGTGATTTCCTGAATCTGCGCAGCCGTCATGCGGCAGGATTCAGAGACACTGTTGTTCGCCTTCGTAACCGCATTAGCGATTTTTTCGGACTCGAAGACAACCTCAGTGCCGTTTCGTTTGATGATGGTCATGTGGCAATACCCCTTTGGAAAAATATAATTTTGGAATAAAAACAAGAGCGGCGGCATCCCTGTGTAGGAACACCGCCACCAGTAAGCTTCTGTATGTGTTAATAGTCGGACGGAATCGACCAGTCCTCGCAGAGCCGGGCATCCATCTTGGACTGGCTGATGGTGATTTCGCTTTCGACGTAAGTAGGCATAATGTTTCCCTTGGCGTCCGTAGTCAGAATCCAGGTCGCGGAAGTGGAAAGACCGTTTGTGTACAGCCCGTTCGGTTCCGCAAGAGGCAGCGCAAGACCGCTATATACACGCTGCTCAGGGTTTGTGATACTCGCCCCATAGGGGATACCATATCCCACACAAGTACCTTGGTAGACCCACTTGCCGGACATATCATTCTTTGTGTACCAGTAGCAGATCAAGTTGGGATTATCCCGGAGTTCATAAATTTCCTTGAGCTGGGAATACTCAAAGAAATTAGACACCTCCGGGAGCCCATACATATCCAGTATCTGCGTCTTGGTGTTTTCGGTATAATTCTCCTCTTTCATCCGCGTGGTTTCATCACACCCCGCCATCAGGCAGGTCATCATGACGGCGCACAGGAGCAGGGCGGCGATTTTCGTAACTTTCTTCATTTTCGTTTCCTCCGTATTTTTTTTAATGATTGAGGCACTGGTTATAGAACCGGCGAAGGGTGTCGTTGTCGATGGAGTTGGTATCGAGGTTGGGATACCGCATGATGACGTACTCCATAATGGTGTTCTTGTTGGCCTCGGTTTCCGCGTCGTTATACTGCTTGTAGCTGTCGGCGAGGAAGGACGCAGCAGCCTCGGAGTAGGTGGTTGTCTGCTTGAAGACCTCCCGCTCCGCCTCCATTTCCCATTTTCCGACGATGGCGTCCCACTGGATAGCGGTATAGGTCCCGCCCGACACAATGATGACAGCGAGCAACGCAAGGAGAATGTTTCTGATGGTGTCTTTCATACATAAGTCCTTTCTTAAATATCAATATTTGAACCACTTACGCGCTTCAACATCTCCATAGCCTCGATCAATATAAGCTTGCAGTACGGCTTTTGCTTCAGCATCATAAGTGATCTTATTTTGAACCTCTATGATTGTACCTCCTTCTTCGGCCAGAAGTACTATCAAATCGCTCGCAGCCTTTGTGCTGTAAGCAATTGGAGTTTTTCTGTTAGGGACGAGCCATTGAACGTCTCCTTTAGAGTGTATACGAGCCACAGCCGCGCCTTTCTTTCTGATAAATCCAGTTTTCTTTGGCGAAGAAGGTCGGAACGGCAATCATCGCCATGAAAACCGTGGCTGTAGCGTCACCCTCCAGTAACATAACCGGTAGCGTAGAGGCGATAAGCAGGAGAGCGCAGATCTTGTTCCTCAGCGTTTCAGCGTCGAATAAGAGCCCGACCAGCGCGACGAGAATATCCAGCAGGTCGCGGAGCGTCTGTTTCGTTCGAGCCCAAGCCATACCAGCCGCGTCCATCAGAACGAGAAGGAAGTACCAGCGCTCCTGAAGTTTAGCTAACATTTTACTTATCCTCCTTTAATCTCTGAACCACCAAATATTGCGGTCCAGAATGTCGGCCTTCACATTTCCATCTTCGTAGTAGTCAGGCTCCTCTTGAGCAAACTCGGCGGGGACAGTGAAGTGGTCGATACCATCCGGTTCAAGAATGACACAGGCCTGTTTGGAAATATAATTCGTAATGATAGCAGGCTCACTTCGCCACCATACTTTACGGCCTATCGCCTTCTTGTCAAAATTGATAGCATTCAGTTCAAGCGGATGCTCGCCGAACTCGACTATCATAGCCCGAGCTTTATCAATGCCGTAGTTTAGGCCGCCTGTGACATGGCAGAATATCTCGCCGTTACGAGTAATGGCAACGCCACCACCACTTCTGGCCGATTCCTCGTCCCATTTTGTTTTAGTGTAGTTTTTGGGTTCGTAGCTGATACCCCAGGCTACGGGATTATCGCAGTTAAACTCGATAAGGGTCTCATAAGTGGGAGCTTTGTCTCTGGGATAAGCCCACAGGTTGTTTTCTCCATACCTGCCGCCGATGGTGTGGACATATCCGTCAATCATTACGACATAGTGAGGTACGCCGTTTATAACTACATCCCAGTCCATATGCCTCAGAGGAGGCAAGACTGTATCTTTTGTGATAAGACGAATATCCGCCATTTTAATCCTCCCCGCTGTAAGGATCAGCCCGCTCGGCCTCCGCCTGATCCAGCTCCAGAACGGTCATAATGGCATAGTTGGCGAGGTCGAGGAGCGTGTCCCGGATGGACTCATCAGTAACCTGCTGCTGAGCGCTGTCGGTGGGGGAGATACGGGACAGGGTCTTAAAGCGGGAGAACTTGTCCCCCAGCCGGATGCGGGCCATAGCCAACCCCTCCTCGACAAATGTCTGGTGGAAGCTGTCGCCGTAGTCGTGGTTCTTGCGAGCGTACAAGGTGTTCAGCCCGTCACAGAGTTCCTTGTGCCGCATAACTTTTTCAGTCATAAAGCAACTCCTCTCTTGCAAATTCAAAAGGTTCATGGTAATATAAATGAGGCCATTGTGTCGAAGCCTGATAAGGAGGTTTTCGACCATGACTAATGCCTCAGCAGTTCCTGTTACCCAACAATCAACCCTTGACCTCGGGAATCCCATGATTGCCGTCACCGCGATTCTCGTGATCGGGATGTGTTATTGCGTAACTGTTTACGCCAATGCAAAATATAACCGGGATACAGACCTGTCTTATGGTGAATTCCATTTGAAAAGCGTATCCTCGGCTTCAGTCAGTCACCAGCCAAATTGAACTTAACGTTTCGACACAGTGGCCTCATAAAGGACCAAAGAGAGTCTGCATCTTTACAGGCTCTCTTTTTTTTTGCTGATTTACGGCCGATACCAGCCGGCGTACTCGCCATCCCGGAAGATGAAGCGCATGTCGCGGTAGCAGAGATAGGTGGTATTGGGGTCCTCGCACGACACCATGATTTCGGATTTCTCCAGCATAGGTCAACTCTTCTTTCCTAAGAAATTGGTTTGTAGCAATACGGCTTGTTGGTTTCCCAGTTTACCGGGTGCTCCAGGCACTCATCACAGGGCGAGTCCGATTCGGCAAGCTTTTCATGCTGGCAGGTTTTGCAGTATTGATCGAACTCAACGAACTGTTCATGGTACTCCATGACCGCCGCTCCTAAATATCCCCGGGCTGCCGGTGGAGGCTGTGGTCAGCATCGAAGCCATCCGGATACCTGGCCCGGAGCTTTTCGATGTTCATCTTGAAAATATCCTCCAGGTTATAGCCGATGGCATAGGCCGTGAGCGCCAAATACCAGGACACGTCACCCAGCTCCTTGGCCATCTTAGCCTTGTCGAGCTCATGGCCCTGGAAGCGGTGCTTCTTATAGAGATCCTGGCACTCGCCAGTTTCACCTCCGAGACCCAGCAGGCCGTTCAGCAAAGGATCTTTCATGGATTCCTCGGATGCCGTCCGAAGCGCCAGCTTCTGATACTCATTCGGGCTCATACCCGGCCCTTTTCTGATGGTCTCGATGACCTGCTCTTCTTTGGTCATGCTGCATTCCTCCTTAACAATCGGAGGCCATATTTCATCTCCATAGTAGTCGTTGTATGTAGACATTGACAGGCCTCCTAATATAATTTGACCCGGCCCTCGAAAGCAATCGGGGACCGGGCTTTAGCTATCTTCTCCCACTCGCCCTTTTTAAGTGCATAGAGGAAATAGCGATCTCGTGTTTTGTTGCTGGTGATGACGTAGCGCAGGCTACCATCGGAGTTACAACCCCGAACCCATACGACTTCGCCTTTGGCCGCTTGAAAAGCGTTTTTCATCAGTACGCGAAGAGGGAGTTGTAGGAGCCGGGCTTGTTCTTCTTCCGGCCGCGGAAGTTCACGGACATCTTCTCGCCGGTAAAGAGGTTCACCGGATAGGCGCCGACGATCTCACGCCAGCGGCCCCGATCCATCCGCTTGTTGACCTTGGAGTAGCCCATCTCCTTCATCTTGGCCTTCGCCATGTTCCTGAGAAACTTACGCATTTTGATGTACCTCCGTTTTTTTTGATTTTTACTCAATCGGCTTCAATTCCGAAAGAATGTCTTCAGGGATATTCCCGCTCCAAACATAGGAGTTTTTGAGAATATAATTGTTGTAGTTGGCTGCCGTCCGGTTTGCCCGCATTTTGGCCTGGTCGGCCCATGAGCATTGCTCAGAGCTATCGCTATCCTTATACTGCTCCCAAGTCAGTTTGTCAGCCTCATAAGACGAGACCATGGCACGACAGCTATCCTCAACCTCTTTGCGGGTCTCATAATTGGTGGCATCGTCAATTTTCTGGTTGACATAGTCCATCTTATTCGTGAACCATGTGTTGCCCCAGCCAGCGAACATGACGGCAACACAAATGAGGACGGTCAAAACGACCGCCCCCAGAACTGTAAGTGTCTTTCTCATGGCGGTTACCCTCCGACTTTCACGACCGGGTCATCCACCTCAAACGGAATATCAGAATAGAGGTAGGTACCGGTCCACTCGACGTACTTACCGTCCGGGGTAAAGAAGAATATCCCAAAGTCGTTCTCACCATAGGAGCCGTCCACATCAGCGATCCACGCGGAGTAGGAAGCGTTGTATTCCTCACTGTCAGGTGTCAGAAAGCTGTTCAAGCTGGAGACTTTTCCGTCAACGACAAATCTCCCAACCACACTACCGCTCTCGGTAAACAGGATGATGTAACCAAGGGGCTTCTCGACCTGGCAGACAACTGCGGCGGCTTTTTCCCGCTGTCCATTTACCCAGTAGGCCCGGCGGATCAGATTGTACCGCTCCAGGGAAAAATCGAGATCGGTCGGAGTGGGCTGCTTCTCCTGAAGGGAACTCACGGTTTCGAGGGTCTGGCGGGTATCCTTGTGGGAACCGGACTCCTCACATCCGGTCAAGATGCAGAGCAGACAGGACATTGCCAGAATCACAGATAAGAACTTTTTCATATTAGGATTCCTCCTTAAAAATATAAAAGAAGAGAGCCCACGTTTCCGTAGGCCCTCTCCCGGTTTGGAATCAGTGAATGTCCAGATTTTCGGTTACAACGCCAAATGCCTCCAACTTCGCCTTTGCCGCTTTAATCTGGTAGTCGATCTCCTTGTCGCGATCTTCCGCAGATTTGATTCGCTGCAAATCGGTGTAGATGTCGATTAGCATGGTCATTTGTTCCTTGTCGCTCATGTCATTCACCTCCTTCCATAAAGGGGGTTGCTTTTTCTGCGCAGAAGATTGAGTTCCACTTTTGATCTCTTCGGCCATGACCTTAACACCTCCTTGAATGTGCATAAGATCATTGTAGCATAGGACTGAGGAAATATCAATTCACATAGCGGGAGCTCTTTTGACTAAATCTATGATTCCATGCTTTGCCGGCAATACCATTCCGTCGTCAGGATCGCCAATTTCTTTCAGGAGAGCTGAGCGGCTTATCAGATCATTGCCGTTACTCAAACAGATAGAGATAAAGTCATCCTTGGACTTTTCCCTGATCTCCTCCAAAACTTCCTTAGAGGGGAGCTCATGCGTCCAAACCGGCCACCCCAGCTTGTCCTGAATATAATTTTGCAGAGCGTCTAAATCACACATCAGGACACCTGTATACGCTGAGACAACAATTTTTTCTTGTTTGGTCATGTAGGGTTCTCCATGAACTTTCCGCCTTCGGAAGGATAAGGCAAAGTACCGCGAGCTTGATTCTCAGTTGAAATATCACGTTGAGTCGGCCGCTTTGCCGCAAAGTGCTCGCATTCCAGCTTTACCTTCTTAATCCAATCGAAGTTACGGAGATCTTTCGTGGTTCGGTCACCAAGATTTACCGATAATCTGTTTACAGCGTTCTGTGCTGCTATGAATTGCTCTTTGAGGGAGCAAACCTGAAGGTGGTCACAATGAGTGCATTGAGTTTCCTCTACGCCTCCGTACATTTTTTCTCCTCCTCATAAGGTTCTGGTAATGGCATCCATGCCAAGATTTTACAAGGTTGACCCTCCATCCAGTCATTAAAGGTATCAAAGTAGCCTCCATCTGGAGAGTATTTTTCATCAACTGGGATGTAGCCGCCTCCTATTTGGAATGTGGCCATATCCACATGAGTGTGAATATCGGTCCCCTTCCCATAACTGCAATCTTCCCAGACAGTTACTAAAATCTCTTGGCCTTCTTTAGGAAGGTGTTCGGATACTGGTATCCACGCCATATGCTACTCCCCCTTTCTGTATGTTACCACCTTGACATCCAAGTGGAGCCGTTCAGCAGTGGCGATCATGTGTTTGGTTCCGAGACTGGCACCGTCCCAAAAGGCCACTAAGGCATCCGCATTCTTCGCCATTTCAGTATTGCGAATATAACCGGCAGCCTTACAATACCGTTTCCATTCAACGGGAAAATATTGAACGTTGTAGCCGTGCTCCTTGGCATATTGCTCTCCGAGGGTGTCAGCGCCACGAGCTTGTCCACATACAATAGAGATATCATCTGTGATTTCAGGAAGATACTCATCCATCGTCTTGGACAGCAGCTCATAGTCAGCAAAGTCTCGCCCGCCGGCAATGATTACTCGAAACATAGGTCACTTCTCCTTTTTCTTAGGGTTTCGTTTTCCACGCTTCATAGCCAGCTCCAAAGCATCGCCGCCGACGTCATCATCTTTACGCTGCTTTTTCTGTTTGGCCTCACACTTTGCCAGCGCCGCCTCATAGTCGTAGCCGATAGCCTCCTGATACTTCCTCGCAATAGACCTCAGTTTATCAGCGGTTACTTCATTGACGGCACGACGATAAGGATCTAAATCCCACTCATCATTAACCAGCTCCAACAATCTGGCATAGTCCATGAACACGTTGACGATTTTGTAAATATCACCGGGGCAGGTTCTGATCTCACGCTCTCCATCAAGGTCGCGATACCGAAGTATGACTTCTGCTGTAAACTTGTCCATCTCTATGGTTCTGGAGATAATAGGCTCAAATGTTTCACGGTGGTGGTCACCGGGAGCAGGTGCTGGTTTGAGAGCTTTGGGCGATGCCGGTTGGGGAAGTTGAAGAAACGCTGGCCCGGTATGGAGAGGTATCGGTTTCCACGGGGCTAACCTTCCAAATATCTTTTTATTGGGTTTGTCGCTCATGGCTTAATCGTTTTTGGTATTATCAGCCATAACAGCAGGAATCTCAAAAGCTCCTCCATGAACAGGCATTTTATCCGTATCGTCAGAAAAGAGTTTCATGTACTCTTTCTTAGTCTGACCAAGGAGAAGTGCCACAATGTCCTCCGTACTCCACTGTTCGTTCTTCAGCTTTGTAATGGCTGCCACAATGGAACTGTCTTCTTCCTGCTTGGCTGCATTGCAGGTAATAACCTCGCTGTACGGCAGGCCCTCAATCCACTTGCAGAGTTCCCGCCACTCGTCCAGCTTGTGGTTGCGCCGGTGCTGGTAGATATTGGACAGGACCTCGTAGTTCAGCATGACCGTCCGCTTCTGGTTGTAGCTGGAGGGGAGAAGCTGAATCATCTGCCA